TATGGTGTTGAGCATGTTTCACAAGTTCCAGAAATTAGAGAAAAAACAAAAAATACAAATATGGAAAGATATGGAGTTGAATGCGCCCTACAAAGTGAAGAAGTTAAAGAAAAAAGTAAAGCAACATGCTTGGAAAGATATGGCGTTGAACATGCTGCCCAAAATACCGGAATTATGGAAAAAATGTCTAAAAACTCATATAAATTAAAGGAGTATACATTACCATCAGGCAAAATAATTAAACTTCAAGGATATGAACACTTTGCAATGGATGAACTTTTACAAAAGTTTGCCGAACATGAAATAATAACAGGTGTTAAAAATGTTCCTGCTATATGGTATATAGACGCCGATGGTAAAAAACACCGATATTATGTAGATATATTTATACCATCCGAAAATAGATTTATTGAAGTAAAATCAACATGGACATATAAAAAGAATACAAATAATGTATTAACTAAACAACAAGCATCAAAAGATTATGGATATAAATGCGAAATATGGGTATATAATAAAAAGGGAGAATTAGTTGAAGTGTTACTTTAAACTACATGTGGTAATAACTGGTCTTCCCAATCCCAGTACAATTCATTACCAATACAAATTTTATGGTCGTTTGTTATTAAACAACTAAACCAATCGAGTAATATATCTGTTTTTTTGGCCTTGTGGTAATCTCTCACATATATAAATTTCTTTTTTGATTTACACCAAACAGAATGAGAACCCGTTACAAGTAGTGTTTCACCATCAATTCCACACCCAGGAAGTTCATATAAAAATTCAGGATTTTTTTTATTATGAATTCGCATAACTGATTCAATTATACTTCCATTTTCAAGCACATCCCCTAATTCCGCATGTTGCATTTGTTTAATAGTTCCATCCAAAAGACGAATCTTAGTTTCGGGATGAAAGCATTTTCCCAAAGCACGAACGAGTTGACCCGAAGGACCATTCCAAGCACTCTTCATGGTTAATATACCTCCTTCCATCATATACATAAGCGATGCCATTGTTCCAATCGTTTTACCAAAAAGGTCTCGCATCCCAATAATAATACGAATAAATTCAATAATCATGTTTAAAAATACTGCGAAAATTGACTGAACTATATTGGAGATAAAGGTTCGTACTTTATTAAACATTTTTCGAACTGAATTAATTTCTCCCATGGTTGAACTCATTACATTAGTGAGAGAACTGGTAATAAATGTAAGAGGTTGAAGCATATGACCCATAATCCCACTTTGTATATTTTGGACACAATAGGAAAAATCTGATTCTATATCATCTGACATAGGCATGTACATAGGGTTACACCTATAACTATTCCAATTTTCTTTAATATCAGAAGCGGCAGCTGTGTAATACACAACAGACACATACGCAACAAATAACGCATTTACTAAAATGAATAATGACCAATTTTTTCCAGTTGGCATTTTTATAGTTCTATTCTATTACTTTGTATGTAGATAATAATAAAGGTTAACTCCCCAAAACAATTTATTTAAAATAATTTATTTGAAATAAATGAATATATCGAGAGAAGTTAAAATAAATTAATGATTCTAATAATTATTGAATATAATTACCGTTCTTTTATATACGATACAAACGGATTAATATAGTTAGTATAAAACATAGGGTCTCTCATTATTTTAAGCCCGAATATAACTCCAATCATGGTTGTTGTTGTGACGCCTAACATGTATCCACCACGAAACGACGATAAATATTTTGTAAACCCATCTTTAAATGTACTCATACTGTATAATAATATATTACAATATTTTATTTGTATATCCTATTAAAGGATTGTAATGTTTAATACATATCTTCTATATATGAATATTCTTCATATTCATCTTTAATGTCATCCCCAAATATTTCTGAATGAATATTCAATTCATGCTTTTTTTGTTTTCTCTCGATTGCCTTTTGATGTTGTTCTTTTTGATGTTTTTCAGCATGAAATATACAAGACTGTTTAAATTTAGTTTGAGAATGGATTGTTTTTGTTTTATTTAATGGTTTATTTATGTTATGTAGTGGATTGGTAATTGAATTTGGGGTATAGTCGTTGCAAAATGATTCTTTAGCCAATTCTAAATCGGCTTCTTCTTGTTTCTCTCGATTAATTAGTTCTTCTTCTTGTTCATGGGTTAGAGACAATTGTTCGAAACTATCTGCGTGTGTTTCCCAGTCATCAAACATTGATTTAATAACAACTTTATAATATTAATAATCTATATTAATTTTATATTAAATTGTTATAATATATTATCAACTACAATAGAGTTTAGCTTAATGGAAATCATTGATTGGATATACTCATTATTTTCGCCTTCAGACGAATCCCCTATTAATTCATTCGGAGTGGATATGTTTACACATACTGTTTATCAGCCTCGTCAATCAATTAGCATTGATATAAGAAAGCAAGAAGGTATTAATTCAAACTGGAAATATCGTCAGTATCTTCAAAAACATGGAGAGAAAATAGACATTTTAAATAATGTTAAATATTCTCAGAATATACTTCCCGTTCATACATCATTCCCGCAAAATCCGACTTTGTGTGATGATTATAACAAAACACCCCAAATAGAAAAGAGCGATTTGATGAATTCGTATTTATCTTCCCGTTCCAATAGGGCTCGAATGATCGCACCTATCATAAGATTGCCTGAATAAAATAGAATTAAATTATATAAAGTAATACAATAATATACCGCGTTCAAAAATTCAACAAACCAGAAAAAGAAGGAAACGTTACAGTTTAAAAAAAATGAAAAAGAAATGTTCAAATCGTTCTAGAAGCATAAAATCTAAAACAAAACGAACAAGAAAAATGCAAAAAGAACGTGGTAATAGAAAGAATATTGGTGGTACACGGAGTGCTCGGGAAGACCGTGTATATTGTCATACACTTAGAAGTAGTTTTAGAGAAACATCTAATCATTCCACATTTAATGATAAGTTTAATACATTATTCCACTCATCAGCAATATATCATAAAATTATAAGACAATCATTTGAACTTGAAAGAAAAGACAATTTATATTATATTAATTATCAGATTAAAAGTACCGGTTCAAATGGGACGATTGATATAAGCACCGAATCTAAGCTGACCAACAACATTGATTTGAGAGACCCAAGATCCCCCGATGGGAAATATTTAATACGACTACTACCTTTAGATTCACCAACAGCAACACATGGTCATGCAATATGTGTTATGAAAACCGGAAATAGTTGCATTGTATATGATAGTAATGATAATATTGATGAACAATATGGATATTGGGGAACAGGATTATTTGTATCAAAAATACTTGAAAATTATGATAAGGTAATATCTGGATATGGTACACGCAAGAATAAGTCTATGGTATATGATATATGTACCCTATTTGCTCTTTATGTTTGGCTTATAGGGGAAGTCCCTGAAAATGAATTTAAAAATGAAAAACCTAAACATAAAACACAACAAGACGCATATAAAAAACAACAACACCAACAACACGCATATACAATGCGATTATTGAATGAACTCATGAATAAGTTGGAAGACCTTCAATTACCCGAGTTAAATAACTACATTAATGAGATTCTCAAACTCACTACTAAGCTTGTGTAAGTATAAAGTATATTATATCTATAACATAATAGAACAATCAAATTAACAATTATAATTTATTCTTTTTAACTTGTAAGAAATTTCGCTTAAAATATTAATTTGTTGTCTCTTTAATTGTAATTCATCATATTTTACTATTATGAAATATCCAATAGCAGTTCCTACTAAAAATGTTCCAATCATAATATGTATTGTATTATATATTATTTACTTTATTTTCATTTATATAGTTGTTAGAAGTCGTGTTTATCTTATAAAAATGGATTTCATTTTCAATTATTGATACATGAATAATTCGACATTCTTTCAAACGTGTTAATATTCGGACTACAAATACTATAAATGTTATCAAACTTATTTTTGTTCAGTTTAATGTGTTGTGAATTACTGCAACTAATATCTTTTACTTCATTCTTTTGCTTAGTTATTTTATTATGATACCTAATAAATGTATGTTGTTGTTTACTCATTTAATATTTTGAGATAACTTAATTTATTTACGGTTAATATATTTAAATAATATAAGTATACTATTTAAATTTACATTTATTAATTTAATGACGACAGAAAACAATATTAACCACACTAATGAAAAATTACAAGAAGGTATGGATGCGAATGACTTGGTTTTTGTTAAGAACTCCAATGGTGAGTATTCGGGAGGAGGATTTAGCATAAATTCAGCGTTGATGAAACAGGGTATATCCCCAATGACTACAATAAGTGGAGGTACCAGTAACGGCGAGTCTGTTTCGGATTTATTTAATCATATGGTTGTACCCGCCGGACTTATGGGACCCATTTCATCGTTAAAAAATAGTATTGTAGAAGGAGGGTATTCTACGGATGATAACGATGACAAAAGTGTAACGGACGAAGAAGAAGAAGAAGAAGAAATTGTTGAGGATATGGATGAAGACGAAGAATTTGATGATTTGGGAGATGAGTTTGATTTAGAATTTGGAGATAGTGATGAAGATGAAGATTTGAGTGAAGACGAAGAATTTGATGATTTGGGAGATGAAGATGATGATTTAATTTCTCTCGATAATGATGAAGAAGTTAGACTTGATAATCAAAAGGCAGTTGTACCCGATTATTTATTTGAAGAATTATTTAAATTATCGGTTTATGTTAATCCTGTCGAGAGAAATAGTTTATCGAATACAAAAGAAGATAAAGATATTTCTATTAGTGACGGGGGTAAAAAAATACATAAAAATAGAAAACGTCATAATTTAACTCGTCATAAATCTAAAAAGTTTAATAGAGGTCGTAAAACACGTAAACGATAATTTAAATATAAATATTTAAATAAACTATAACTAAGTATAATATTATGTCAGGTCACTGTGAAATATTTGAACACCATATTAACATCATTCGGCAACTTACACAAGTATTAGTTAAATATGATATTATGATTCAACAACTGACAGAAATGGACGATAATGATGAAACAAACCGCTCAAAACACGCAATTGAGATTGAGTTTTTTAAAGATATTCAGAAAGATTTAAATAAACAAATAGGAGAACATGAGGGACTTTGTTTTATTATTTCAAAATTATCGACAATTGGTGGTAATAATACTGATAAACTTTTATCATATGACAATAATAAGTGAAAAATAAAATTGAAATGAAGACATATAATATTTTTATTTATAATTCGGTGCTATACTATACGGTTATAATGAAGATTAATATTCCCACTATTAAGAATGCTGCTCAAGCCAAACGATGGAATTTTTGGGTAAAAGAAGATTTCTACAATCCGAGAACATTTCCATGTTGGGTTGTGGATTTATTAGTAAAAGAACACTTGAGGCATTTTGAAGGATACAATTTATTCTATTTCATGACTGCAAATGGTTATAATAAAGAAAAAATGGGAGTATTATTAAAAAATATGTATACCTATGATAAACGTAAAGTCGATAATTTAATAAAAAGTTCAAAAAAAAAAGAATTTTATAATAAGAAATATTTTGATTTATTAGAAAGAGACATTGTGTATCCAGATATAATAAATAGTTTTTCTAAGGAGTATTATTAAAATAATAGTATTTTATTATATTAATTAAATAGTCAATCAAATATGATTTCAACAATTGATACGAAAAAACAAGAAACATCTGAACAAGAATCAGAAACCAGTAAAAAAACTGGCGAGCGTGCTGTAAAGTTTGTCAAGTCTGTATCAAATACTGTATTAATGATGTCCGTATATATTTCAATTGGTCTTGTAGCAGTGTATTTATGTAAATTGGCACAATCAAATATACTCCCTACAAACACATTTACCACCCCATTCACAATTGACCCAAGTAAAAGACGTCAAATTGATGAAATCGATATAAATATTTTTACATGTGGTACAAAATCAAACAAAATAAAATTTCCTTTAGACAAAAATCCCAAGTATAAATTAATTGAATTGGTAAGACAATTAAAAAACGCCACAGATTATTCAATATTCTATTTTTTGGGAAGTGTAATTGAGGAATTTATTGCCTTTAATTATTCATTTGTTAATGTTGCGTACAACACAATAAATGAACTTTTACCAGAAACAGCTGTATTTTTATTAGGACCTATTTTAACCATTTCGACTCTTAGTGTTTTATTTGGTGTTAATTTCATATTTGTGTGGATAAAATGGATACTCAGCTTAGGCGAACTATTTAAAGAAAGGGAAAAGAAGGGAAGTGATAAATGGACATCCAAGTCGTTTGGGATTAGCTATTTTATATCAATGGCTATGGCTGTGTTTTTATTTTGTGTATCAGGAGTTAGTTTACTACTACCATTTGTATTATTCCCGGTCATTACATTATCATTAATAACCTTTAAGGGAATTATGAATGGAGGATTGGTTACAGTCGGTGATGTATTAAAACGCGGAGTTTCTCATTATAAGAAAATGATTGTGTGGATATTCACTATTTTTATGCTTTCATCGGCATTTGAAGCATTTGGGAATTCGGGATTAGGTGTTGGAGTCGTGATTGTACTTTTGGCTTATTTTAAAAAAATTGCTACTATTTCTGTCGATGGTGATAAAGTAGGATTATTTGAATCGTTCCCACCTAAACATATGTCACCTCATGTAAGTTATAAACAAGCAGCTAAAACGGTATAAATGCTTTTATACTATATTATAAAACAATAGTCGTTTCATTATAATTAATAAATTAAAATGCAATCCGCACATATTGGAAATATGATAACTCAAATGATGAACACTCAAGTTCTCACAAATATGTTATCAAAGCCAGATACAACCTATTTTCAAATGGCTGGAATTTTAATATTGATTCAATTGATTGAAGCATGGCCGCAAATAAAACATTTTTTTCTTAACATTATAAATTTTTATTGGACAAAATATAAAAAACATGCCGAAAAACAATTACACTTATTGGACCCCATTAAAGAAAAAATTTCAACGGAAACAAATGAAGTTCTTGAAATAAAATCTTCTATTGTTTATCATAAGAAGGCCGAAGCAAATATAACAGTTGATGCTATTAATTTTTTTATTAGTAATGTTAATTCAGCAGCCCAATTAGATTTTAATCAAAATTACGTAGTTTCGAATACCGAAGAATTTATAATTAATAAAGATGTATTTTGTCAAGTAAAATGTGGAGATTTGGACATGAATGTAGACCAGAGTAATACTACTAATAATACTAATTTATTTACGATTCGTTTATACTCGTATACATTGGAACTTGATAAGCTAAAACAATTTGTAGAAGAGTTAAAAAATCAGTATACAAACGAACAAAACAATAAATTGGGTATGTACAAATACTATTTCAACCAGAAAATTATTCCTATTCCCAGGACACCAGATGGACATAGGTATGGTGATGCTCCTACTCATATGCTTTTTACGTCTTATAAATTTAATACAAACAAACGATTGTCCAATGCGTTTGGTCGTCATTTAGATATTGTAAAGGAACGAGTAGACACGTTTGTGAATCATCCAGAGTGGTACGTAGAAAAGGGTATTCCATATACGTTGGGTATTTTGCTGAGCGGACCGCCCGGAACAGGAAAAACCTCGCTTATTAAAGCCATCGCCAAGGATACGAACCGGCATATTATTAACATTGATTTGAACTCGGAGACAACGCAAAGCCAATTGACAAATATATTTTTGAATGATACGATACATGTTGCGAATAATATTCAAGTGGAATCGTTTACAATCCCGGTAAGTGACCGTATTTACGTGATTGAAGACATTGATGCCAGAACTGATTTATTGAAAGCACGCGAACCAATTGATAACACCACAAGTAATAATTCGCCTATTTCACATATAATGGATGTTGATATTGATACGAACTCTGACAATTCCGACATTGAACCAACTATTAATTGGTCAAGTGTATATGACCCTAAAGAAAACAATGAAGTTGGTTCTTTAAAGTCTAATATTAAAACTAATAGTTCTGTTAATTCTTCTAATCCACCTTCACGAAGTGATATTTACAATAATATAAAGTCTAAGTCATACAATTCAAATGGTAATATTAGTCTTTATGAACAGCCTTCTCTTACCAATATAAACAACAATAATAGAAACAACAATAATAGAAACAATAATAGAAACAATAATACCAATAATAATAAAGAAGAAGAAGTAAATCCTGAAAAGTTAACTCTTGGTTTTGTATTGAATTTACTTGATGGTATTTTGGAAACTCCAGGACGAATTCTTATTATGACATCCAATCATCCTGAAATGCTTGACCCTGCTTTCACTCGACCTGGTCGTGTGGATGTTAATTTGAGAGTGGGACACTGTACTCCTGAAATGTTTGAAGAAATGTACAATTTCTTTTACAAAACCGAAAAAGATTTTTCAAAATTAATTTTCCGGGAAGATGTGACCCCTGCTATGTTTTCACAATTGCTTCAGAATAATTTCAATAATTCTGAATTGGCATATGAACAAATGTGCGCCAAGTACTGTTTATTTTAATATGTGGTACTTGTGAAAAAAATAAGCAGATGTAAGCAACAATAATACGGCCAAACTTAAATCAATAAAACTTTCACTAAAGTATGGATTTACTTTTGCTCCAACCCATGCAAATATAATGTAAAAGAAAGTAATAATTAAAGCTACAGGAATATCAATGTTATCGGATTTCCAATATTCATAAACTGCTCCTGCTGAAATAGGAAACAAAATAGCTAATAATGTAGTTCCCGCTGCCTTCTTTTGATTTTCGGCAATACCCGAAAATAATAACAACATTGAAATATAAAAGCCGCCTGCTATACCCTGGAAACCTCCGATAAACCCAACAACACAACCAATAGCTATAGCCGTTAAATATTTAATTAAAGAATTCATCATTATATAATCTTACAATAAAAAAATAAAGTTAATTTATAATAGTACATTATTATAAATTATCAATTGATTTCGATAGTACTTAATATGACATCAAAAATGCTAACAGAAAAAGAGTTTGATTCGTATATCTTTAAATGCTTGTGTTTTACACATAAAATAAAAGAAAATGAATGTGATACATATAATGTTCATAAGGTATTAGAAGCATGGATGAAACAAGAGTATGAGGAGGTTGACTCACCTGGTACGATGAGTTTGTTCTTTCCTAATACTACTTTATGGGAAAAATATAATATATCTAATACTGATGTTATATATAAATTGTTATCCAGTATACCCGAGGTACATGATGAATTGGAAAAACTTGAACCTCATAACTATATTGGTAAGGTTACCACTAATGTTCAAAAATGTATTCTATATTTAATAGAAACAAGATTTGGTGATTATAATTGTATTCAAGAACAAGCCTATAATTATATCACCACATTTGACGAATTCAAAGAAATCATGGAGTTTGTTATTGATATATGCTCTAATACAAAGGCTGTTGAACATGATGAAATAAAAGACCAAGTATTAGATGATATTAAAGTAAATATGGAAAAATATGAAGATGAGCTTTTGATTCAATATAGAAAGGATGTTCTTAAACGCGAAGAGAAACTAAAATTAAAAGATGAAAAAAAAAGAGAAAAGGAAAAAGACGCGTTTACTTATTACGAAAAATACGGAATTACCAAACACGAAAAAAAGATGGAAAAACTTCAACGGTCTGTTGTAAGTATGATTGGGAAATCTAAAGAAGAAAGAATGGCTTGTGTATACGAGCTTGATATTTTGGATACTTTTACAATAGTACCAGATGAATCTGAAGAATGTGACAACTTTATAAAACAAATGTGTAGTGATATAATACAAATATGTGGAATGAATAAATCAGTGTTTAATCCTGATACAAAAAAATAATAAATATAAATATTGAAGTTGTTGATTTATTAATTTAATTATATTTTATTGTTTTTTTGTGGGCTTATAATGCGAAACAACTATAATATACAATATTTCACTTATTGTATATTATTATTTAGGAAATCTGAATAATATTGTCGTGTATTTCAGAAATACATGAGAAATCGTATTTCTATTTGTTATTTCTCTCTGTTTGTTTATCAAATAATCTCGAACTCTTTTTGAATATAGATTTTTTACTACAATGTTTTCAGTGTTATTATATCGCTTATGAATATCTGGGTCAAATGCGCGAAATTCATTAGTATCGTCCCTAGGAATATTTATTTTACGATTACGATAAGTTTCTTCTGATTGATTAACATAATGTGCAATAAATGCAGGAGCTTGATTAAAAGAGATATTCACATCTACATTCCATAATGGTTCTCTCACAACCCCCTTTTTAATATCGCACACTTTATTGTTATTAACCACATGATAAAAATGAGGATTATCTGCATATTTTGCTGCAAACGGACGGACAAACATCTTAATATGTTTGTCCAACTTGGAACATGATTTCGTATAATTCTCTATAATCAAACCTTTCGGTTCTTTGAACAAATTGTTTGTACCAAACATTAACCAATTCAAAAGAACTGCATCGCGAGAAGAATATTGTGAGAGAAAAGAACGAACCGAATCATACTTTGGCAAAACAATAAACTCATCCGCATCCAAATAAATAAACCAACTTGCATTTATGGACCTAGCTTTTTTTAAAGCTATATTCATAAGCGGCATTTTAGGAGCATCATTCATTACACATTTTTCAATTTTAATACGACGGTCATGTCCAAAAAAAATATTTTTAATTGGGATTTTTGATTTGTGATCAAAAATGCATATATAATCAAACCCCAATAATAAATGATGAATTGCCCATTCTTTAATATTTTTTTCATCGCGGGCATTTGTAAATAAAACGATAGGTCCTTTACTCGTATCAACTAATTTATTTTTTGTTTCACTCGATACCATGGTGTTTATTTTTTTAAGTGAAGACATTTGTAGATATATATTATATACATATATTCAATAGAAACAAATATTTTGCGGTATTTAATACAAATATGTGGAATGAAGAAATCAGTGTTTAATTCTGATACAAAAAAATAATAAATATTAAATGTTAATTGAGTTATTAATTAAATTTTACTATTTTTTGTGGGCTTATAATGCGTAATTAAGTCCAGCTAATCCAGACTTGAACGATACTATATTATACCTTTCTTCCATTAAAGTAAAATCGTAATTATACTCGTATATATCCCACGTTGCTTTATTTACACCAATAAATGTATTGTCTGTGGGGTCGCAAATGTTCAATACTTGTGCGTTACGGTCATGAGGTGGGTTATGTGTAATAAATTCCAGTTCTACTTGATTGAAAGCATTCATATTAATTGCTCCTGATGGCTGCATATTTGAAAGAGTTGCGTCAAGAGCAAAATTATAACAGTAAAGTCCATCGGGGGCAGACCCCTTTGTTCGATTATATTTTTCAATAAGTCTGTAAACAGATGCTGGTAAAACGTCTTCTCTATACTTTCCGTCAATAAGTATACCCAATGTAGTTAATATTTCCTTTTTGTTTTGTTCTCGAAATAATCCTGTAATGTATATTCCAGTTGGCATACCACCTTGATTCATGCCTGGTCCAAGCAGTTCATTTCCATTCCCGTCGTAAATTACTTCTGGTGCTGGGTAAACGTCAAATGGTCTAATTCCGTTATACAGCCAGTTACTTCGGTTTGACCATTCATTGCGTTTTTGAATATCGCTTCGTTGTAAATAAAACATCCATGATGACACTAATCCTCTTGAATTAGTTGTTATTTTATTGGTACCTGTTGTATTTAAAAATTGCGTTTCGTGTATTTGCTTAAACAAGTAAGATACGTCATTTCGTGAAAAATACATTTTTTCCTCTTCTGATAAAAACCCGTATGTACAATTTAAATGAACATCTGAACGCCAACTTGTTCGGGTATCTGTGTATGAACTGGGTTCAAGGATAATATCGGGAGGGGGTTGGATGAACCGATGAAATTGCATATACGCATTATTAAAGTTGGGGGCAACATAAGGACAATTATTGGCAAAATCACGAACGTCACGTATTTGAAACAATTCCCGCATTGGGCGTAGTGTAATAGTAATAATTAATTCAGCATTCTGGCATGCGGCCATTGGGAATGCCATTTCCGTATTTTGCATAAACCACGCGTTAATGGGAATATATACTGTTCTCCCTCGGATAGATGGTTCGGGTCCAACAAGGTCACTTGTATGAAACGCAGTTGGGTACATATGGTTTCTTGTTGGACCGCTATTTCCTGGGTCGGTTAATTCTGGGATATTACCAATTAAGTTGTCAAACTTTGTTTTCCGTGCATAGTCATAATCTCGTTCGGCTGAAGCTACTAAGTACTGTCCGGAAAATTCTTGGAGTTTTTGACCTCCGCTATGAACTTGAACGTTTCTTATCATTTGGGCTCCTAAATTCTCAATCCATTTAAACTCGTATGCCGCCCATGGTGAGTAAATAGCTTCTTCTGTTTCTGTTGCTTCAGAAAGCAAAACAGGAGGCATTACGGGTGACCAAATGTGTGGTAAATCAATGCTTAAATATGTATCTACCAATAATTCAGCATATCGAGGTATTTTAAACGTAAATGATGAATCGTCATTCATCTGAATGGCGGGTGAACCATTGAAATCCACGCGAAATTGTTGAAGTCCAAAGTTTGTATGACTTTCATAAGTAAAGTTCCAAAATGACATGGTTGGGTTTCCTGTTAATATATTATCGGTTCCTTCTGATATAATGTTTAATAAGCCGCCTGCCATTGTGTATATTAATATATAGTATTTCAATATTCTATATATTATAAATTAAATTAACTTATATAACTATATAAGTAATTCAAATAAGTCTAAAATTATGAATATGAATATTGTAAGTGCTTATTCTGACGATTATTTAATTACAGCAATATTAGTGGCAATTGGACTGGCGTGTATGACTATTTTGGGATATTATTTATATTTATTTATTCTCGAAACGCGACAGTGTTCTCAAATGGATAACCGTTTTGGAACAATAAATGGATACATTCAGTCTATGACATCAAGCGACGAGCAGTGTAGGTACAACTTGAATGATTATTATATCAACACAGCATTTAACTGCTGCTCTGGGGGAACATATAGGAATGACTTTGTTAATATATGTAATTTAAAAAGTATATTACGTCAGGGTGTAAGAGGACTTGACTTTGAAATATATTTATTAGACGGAGAGCCAGTTGTTGCTACTTCTACAGTGGATGACTTTCATGTTAAAGAAACATTTAACTATGTTCCATTTGCGGAAGCCATGCAGACGATAAATTCATTTGCTTTTTCTGGAAGTTTATGTCCCAACCCAACAGACCCCATTATTATTCATTTACGTGTTATGAGTGCTCATGATACTGTTTATTCCCAAATGGCTGAAATATTTAAGCAATATTCATCTCGTATGCTTGATAAAACATTTAGCTTTGAAAATCATTCTGAGAATGTAGGAAGAACACCTATTTTAGATTTGTCCAACAAAATAGTGGTGGCTGTAGATAGAAGTAATTTAGGGTATTTGAATAATAAAGCATTTTTAGAGTATGTTAATATTGCGAGTGGGTCAATGTTTATGAGAAATTATCGTTATGAAGATGTTAAAAATAATCCCGATACAAAAGAACTGACACAGTTCAATCGTCGGAATACTACTATTGTTTTACCTAATGAGGGTTCAAATCCTGATAATCCCAGTCCACTGTTGTGCCGAACATACGGTTGTCAAATGATTGCGATGAGATATCAATTAAATGATGATTTTTTACAAATGTCGATAAAACTGTTTAATGACGCGGGATATGCTTTTGACTTAAAACCAGAGCCTCTTCGATTTAAACCTGTAACGATTAAAGCCCCTACTCCTCAAGACCCAGCATTATCGTATGAAACCAGAAGAGTTAAAACCGATTTTTACGAGTTTGATTTTTAAATACAATACAATACAAATACACGTTAATATTATACCATGAAATATTTTATTTAGGATTGAATTAATGTATAATTACTATAATTGTTATAATTACTATAATATAATTAGTAATAAACTATGGAGGCATCGTCAACGCTATGTCCATTAAATAAATCGGCAATGAAATTCATCCCAGTTGTATTATATACATTAGGTATGATTTATACTTACAGTGGTTCGTCCTCTTGGTTATCGTCTGCAATTGATACATATGGCTCAGGTATTTCTATTTTTCTTATTTTAATTGGAGTCATGATATTTGCGTCAGTTATGTCCATAAATTTTTTAACTGATGGATGTATTGGTCTCGAAAGAATTAAAACTCTTGTGCTTTGTATATCTTTATTAACTTTATTAGCATTATATTATTTATTTCGAGAGAAACATCTAACGTGGTGGTCCGCTATTATGTATGGTATATTTTCAATGTTATCTCTCATTTATGTACTAACTGTCTTTAGTATTTCTCCTTTAAAATCAACCAGTGTTGTATCTACAAAGGACAATATAATTGCCTACTTATCCATGGCTATTCTTGGTACTGTATTTGTAGGATTTATGCTTGAATTAACTAAAACAACAAACGCCAGTAATTTATCCCCTTTTTCGCTTTTATCAGGTGGATTTATAACAGCCATTTTACTTGGAACACTTGCTACCCACCATTTTACCCCGTCCACAACCCAATCTATTTCATCGCCCCTTTCCACTCTCAAAACTACCCAGAAAATTTTATCCATTTTTACTGGGGCTGGAATTATAACTCTATTTTTAATTTGGCTAAGCATTTACTTTAAGAATTTACCCAATAGCGATGTTATTTTAGGTATTGTATTAAAATTGGGATTTTTGGCCGTGTGTATAATGACAATACGCACTATATTTGGAAAAAGAATATCAGACACAATGTCGTCATCCGCTGTACAACAAACGTCTTCAGCTGTTATAACCACTGCGTCTAACCACAAAACAACTCTGCTTAAAGGTCTTGCGGCTATTATTATAGCTTCTGGTATTTTTGTGGGCATTCCTCGGCTTCGTCGTTTATTTCTGTCTCAGGGAGGTAAGTCCATTATAAACCAGCCCATACCACTTGATTTAATCACTACTACCACATTTAGTAAATATAGTGAAGATTCAACTGTGCCAACATATGAATACGGATTATCTTTTTGGGTATATATTAATTCGGCGCCACCTAATACAAGTGTTGCTTACAATGATTATGCTTATGTGATGAGCTTTGGAAATTCACCGAATATTATGTATAATGGGCAAAACGGTTCACTTATGGTGACTATGCGGGATGAGTATATTAGTGAACACGCATCAAAATTTGGACTTAACCCAAAAAATAATCAGGAGCGTATTGTGTACACTCGTCGCAATATGGATATGCAACGGTGGGTTAATATTGTCATTAATTATTCGGGTGGAACAATGGACGTGTTTGTTGATGGGAAACTCGAACGCTCCGTACCTGGAGTTGTTCCTTATATGGTGTCAGATACAACGCAAGTTGGTCAGGAAGATGGAATTAGTGGCGGAATATGTAATGTGTTGTATTTCGACAAACCTGTTACAATGCCACAAATGTATTATTTATACGACTGGCAAAAAACAAATACACCACCGGTACTATAAAATAATATGTAAACCAAACAATAAAAAGTATTTCAATAAGTATTTAATAAGGAATAATTATTGAATAGTGTTCCACTCTACCGGAATCGAACCAGTGACATTTCGATGACTTTATTTTACTACTACAGTCGAATGCTCTACCAACTGAGCTAAGAGTGGTTCATATATAACCATATATATGTCTTTAAGTTGTTTAAAGAAAATATATAATAAGTGTATCCAAAATATCCTTAAAATAAACACCATATGATTAATGATAATTCAGTTTATCCATATTAAATCCATTTCATTTTTTATAAGATAACGCAACAATTGTTATATTATTTTTTTACTATTTTACAAACTATTTTCGTTTCTTCTTTGTTTCAAATTGGTTTCCGATTTTTCTTTATAAGATATGGTGCAGCCGACATTAATCTACTTTACAAATTCATGGTTATTTTGAGACCGGCTACTATTTTGAACTCTATTAATCCTTTATTATTGTTATTATTAAATATATGTGGTTCTCGTATTAAAGGTGGTGGTTCGTCATAAATATTGTCACTTAACGAGAACTCTTTAAAATCTCCCAGGGGTTTGATTTTGTGTTGGTGTTGTTTTGGAATTGGAATAAGACCTCCAACAGGAGGGGCAACAGCTCCATATGTACATTTATCAAAATTATTCCTTTCTATTACTAATTTTGGGGTTATTGTATTATTAGTGTTATATGTAAATGTATAAAATTGAAATAGCGTACTAAGAGCATTACACAGTCGTTCATAAGTTGATTTGGGGTGCTTCTTCTTCATACGTATTATATATTTTTCGGCATATTCTCTAAGTTCTATTTCGCATAAGATTTTTGTTCTTTTTTCGTATGGAATATTAAGATGATGGTACTTAACTTCTTCAGATAATCCCATGTTCATACGCTGTTTGTTCAAATAATGTATATCCAATCGGTCAAGTGGAAACGCTTTATGTAATTTCATATCCAAAAATGTTGTACATATAGTATTGTCTATTTCAAGTAATAATTTTAGTATTTCTCCATGACGATTAATCAACGCAATTCTAAAAGCAATCTCAAAAGATGGTTTAAAATTAATAGTTGGGTTTAACAATAATATTTTGGACACAATACGTTTACATCCTGACCCACATGCGTCTATGAATTCTTCGTTAATATAGTCCACATATGTTCCAGGTTCCATAGTGAATTCAGGTTTAGTCTTAGTTTCCATAATTAACTATGATTGAATTAAAATTATATTGGTGTATAATCTAATTTTAATTTCATTTTTTTACACATTTGAACATTTATTCTTTTTATATTAGTTACAAAATCTTGTTTTTGGGGTACCCATCTCAAATATTTATAACAAATTTATTTATTTGTTTAGTTATTGTATAAACAATTAAATTAAATATGGTAAAATTGTGTCCTCCTGCTCTTATTTATTTAATATTTTCTCTCATTCAAATATTTTTAGACCTTGTTAATCAGCAACAATCTGTGGCTTTAACAAAAACGTTTGTCGCAGTTATTGTTACGACCCTTCTTCATATGCTTTGTTTAAATGGTCTTGGTGTTATTTCTTGGATAATTGTATTTATTCCCTTTATGCTTATGACTGTTATTGTTGCACTTTTAATGTATACATTTGGTCTCGGTGATATCCCCAATTTGGATGAACAAGACTCCGATACTATCTGTATGAAACACGTTAGCATTGACTCTGAAACAAATAATCTTGTTATTTACGCACCCAACTATGATGAATTTACCCATCCTGTATATTACAGTAGTCCTAACATTATTGTACCTAAAACGAATTTTTAAGGGTAAGTGAGAATTTATATAAAGAAATCTTAAAGTAAAGTTATTTAAATATTAAAACCGCATTTAATTCATGACTGAACTTGAATCAAAACACTTTTATTTAACTGAATTAATTACTTCATTCTGTGAACAATATACAGATTATACATTATTTTTATTCAATGGTATTCAATTTAAAAATCATCCCGATATTATAGTTAATTTGTTATACGAAAATAATATGTTGAACTTTTACACAAAATGTAAATATGCCCCAATTAGTCGTATTTGTGTTTTTGATTTAACTTATGACACAGAAGCCTTATTTAAACATATAGATTGTCATTGTCGTAATCATGCGGCTCCTTTATTAAAAAAGAAAAGAAGGAATGTATTTATTGATATATTATTTGAACACTATGATGGGAAGTGTTTATCTGAACTAACCAATAACATAGACTACGAAAACCCCGTTAATGGGTTAGACACTGAATTTTTAGAAAAGTATACCAAAAATGTAGGTGATAATGTATTGTACTTAATTCCTAAGTCAAACATAAAGAGTAACAACTAATACATATTTATTTCATTTATATTTTTCGTTATATTAATAATAATTAATTATTACTATTAATATAATATTACTAACAATACACAATGAATACAGATTCAACAACCCATAATTTACAAATACATAATATTATGATAAATACTACATATTCGAGAGAAATTGCTGAAACCGAGTTACTCAAGTTTAATAATAATCATTTAAAAGTCATTGATAATTATATTCAGAATAAATCAACCATCAATAATTCGTCAAACAACCAGACTAATCATTCCATCAATCGTAGTAATGTTAATCGGGAAATATTCACACAGTGTCGAAAATTAATGGATGATTCAATGGCGGGGTACAATGAACGTAGTAAAGTGGAAGAAGAAACTAAGTCTAATACGGAATCTAATTCCGAACTTAAAATTAAAGACAAAACAAAATTAACAATTACGATATAAATTTTTTCATTTGTATTAAGAAGTAATGAATATAAATAGACATGTCGGTTTCACCTGAATGAATAATATTTTCAACAAACTGTAAAAAAGAAGAAGATACTACTACAGCATTATTTCGTATTACATAGTTTAAATATTGTTTAGTAATGTTCTGTATGTCAATGTTATACACAGTACTTGTGTTTCTAATATATGTATAAACCCCAACACCTCGCTTAATATAATCTGTTAGTGTATCCCATACATCATCGGTTATAATACATAATTGGTTAGTAACATGTACATCATCCCTATAAAAATTACTACTTGTATTTATTTGTGATTCATTTGACTGAATAAAATTAATCATGCTACGAATATCAGATTTATAAAGTGAGTAAATAGACATTAGACATTCTCTGGATATTTGGATATTTTCGCTTTTTGTAATTTTCTCCAAGAAATCAATCACAAGTGAAGATGACAATTGATTGAACCGAATTCGAATAAATTCTGTTTGGAGCCCTTCATCAATCTTACTTATATAATTACAAATAAGACAAAATCGGACATTTGGACCAACTGTTTGTATTAAATACTGAAGTGCTATTTGAGCCATTTTGGTTAGGTAATCAACCTCATCCAGAATAACAAATTTAAGTCCATTTACAAATAAAGGTCTTGAATTAACAAATGTATTAATATGTTTTCTGATAATGTCAATCCCTCTCTCATCAGATGCGTTAAGATGGATAATTAAATGCTTATTGATTCCAGTTGTTTTCATTTGGTATTCTTTTATTAAATTAATAATGGTAGTCGTTTTTCCGGTACCAGGAGGTCCGTACAATAATAAATTTGGAAAATACTCTGTGTTAATAATATTTTTGAAAAAGTGTTTGTTTATTGGACTAAGTACAATTTCTGAAAATTGGGACGGTCTATATTTTTCAACCCAAACATTATTTACATATGAATTTGTTGACATGAAAATAATATCTTATGTTTCTTGATATATAAAGAACTTTAATAAAGCATATAAATTGAATTTATATGTATTTTGTATAATTAATTATAACTTGAAACAAGTATATGACAACTATAACTACTACAGAAATTGATATAAATTCACATGTAAATGACAAATGTTGTGAGAAAGATGCAAATAGCGAGATGTCTCCTATACCACCAAAACAAAAACGAGGAAGAAAACCAAAGGTAAAAACAATAGAAGAAGATTCTACTATAGAAAAAGCCCCCAAAAAACGCGGTAGAAAACCAAAAGGTGGAAAAATTATTCAAACATTTGAAAATACAAGTATACAAGAAATCCCAGAAATTCGTAATGTAATTTTACATTTAAAGTGTTCAGTCGATGAAATGCTTAACAAATATAAAACAGGACAGCAGTATTCTAATATAGGAAGTAATGATATCCAAGCTACTAATATTAGTACAAATTGGTCGTTTTCATCTTCTTTAAATAATAATATTTCGGATAATATTAATAATGTTAATAGTATAAATAATAACAGTAATAATACTTTAAATACATCGTCGGCTGTATCTCATACAACAGCATACTTCGAAACACAGTCGGAAGAGGCATTACATAATAGACTTAAAATTTTACAGGTAAATTTACAAACTAATAATTTAATGAACACGTCTACATCAGCATGTTTTTGGTGTACATGTCCATTTAATAATCCACCAATATATATTCCCAAATTCAAACAAGAATCTTCGTATCATGTGTATGGAAATTTCTGCGGACCAGAATGTGCAGCGGCTTATTTAATGAATGAACATATTGACAGTACAATCAAGTTTGAAAGATATTCACTTCTGAATCACATTTATGGAGATATTTATTCATATTGTGGAAATATTAAACCAGCTCCATCTCCTTATTATATGCTTGATAAATATTGTGGAAATTTGACTATATATCAATACCGCGAGCTACTTAGAAAAGATAAACTACTACTTGTAATTAACCATCCTTTGACTCGGGTTCTTCCCGAACTTCATTGTGATAATGATACTAATTATAATAGTACGAAAATTAAAGCATCAACGAATGAAATAAATTCATCTCATGTATCGTCTAATTCAAATGGATTTAATGGGATTTTTAAGGGAATACCCAGTTAAACCCCGTATCTTACAATCAAGTTGAGTTTATTAGTTTAGATTTGTATTTATAATATAATAATTTTTTTTATTATATGATAACTTTGTAATATTATTTGTGTCAATCAAACAAGTAACGAGGATTACAAGAAAAGAAGAAGCAAACATCAGATAGTCGTACTATTTTATTCAGTACACAAATTACTTTTATTTGTTGTTACTGCCAATGTTCCTACTTTATTACAAGACGAACATAAACAATATTTACGATTTTGTTTTTCTCTTTGTTCGACTTCACAGTTATAGTGTGATATTCTATTACAATAAATACATTGTACATAAATATCACATTCAACTGGATTTAAACATAATATACAATTATGTATGGTTTTTGTATTTATCATTACATATTATTTATAATAACGTTTATTTTAAATGGAAATTGAATTAAGTTATTCAAATTCACCATATTCATTATGTATTAAATCATTCTCTTCTTGTTCAATGTCATTATTATCTTCGGTATCATTATTAGTATCAGCATCAAATGGGTCAGAAAAGTCTAATTGATATTTATCGTGTACTTCTACGGTAATACGAGATATTTCCTTAGCAAGTACGGTCTCGTCTACTGTCTTTTTTCTATTTTTCTGAATCATCGCATTTTTCTCAATCTCACGTCGTTTAAACACTCTGTCCATGATATGTTCATGAGTAATGTCGATTGTTTTTTTATTTGCGTACATGTCCTGTAATATTTCCACCAACATATTGGAAATTTTCAGTTTCAAACTTGGTTGATTATTGGGGTCTTCCACCATTTCTCTCGTTTGTGACAATACAATATAATTATTAATTGATTTTAGAAAATAGTATTCGTATAATTTTTCCGTGGTTATTGGAGAAAATAGTAACGCAGGAGTTGTTTCCGAGAGAACTAAAAGAGAATTATTATGTAGTTCAGCCCTATGAAGAACGCGATGTGTAATTGGAATATCAAACAAAGATAAAAATGGCTCATATGATTTTTTAATACCCTGTGAAATCGCAGTAAGCTGATTAACAGTTGCGTTGGGTCTTAACCGAGGATTTGTTGTATCTAATTCTATATTTCGAGAATTAAGAATAATTGATGGAATCACTTTAATAAGTTGTTGTATTTGCGTTTTATAAAATTCAGTATTACGAGATTTGTTATTCATGTCGTTCCACTTTGTGAATTTTGAGATTATACTTTTTATTTGCTCTCTTTTACCCTTTGTTATTTTTGAAAGACCTCCATGTTTTTGAAGAGCATTCCAAATAAATGATTTTAGTGTATTGTTCTGCTCTGATAAAAATTCATTGAATTTTTCAGAATGTTCTTGATTATTTCTATTGTCAAGACCATTTTTCATAAACTCAATCAACTTTACTTCATTAAATGATTTGGTTGTTTCAGGATCAATGTCACCACCGCTATTCATGTTGTAATAATCATTGTCAATTTTGTCGAGTTCTGTATCAAACTGGGTATAAGGATTAGGTATATCATACGAAATCTTAACATTGAGAGAATTATAACTATGAACAATTTGTAAAATATGAGAAAATTGTTCAGGTGTATATGATACAGATTCTTCCTGAAACAATTCTAATAATTCTTCAAGGGATGAAGATGATATATTTTTTGACACATCTAACGCAGATTGACAGTATTGCTTTATTGACATTGGCGGTTGAGCACCAGTTCCAATTTTACACAATTGGATAACTCCAGTATGAATAGTTGATACTGTTCTTTCTGGGACAATTGTTGAAAACTTACGCCGAGTGTCACCTGTTGCCATAAGAGTAGACACCTTTGATATTTTACCAATGTCTTGTATAAGTCTCTCAATAGAAGCAATAGATGCCATAATATTACCGAATTCTGGGTCTTTGTTTTTAAAGTATTGAATAACAGTTTTCTCTCCTTCAGTTGGAATACAGCACGCATTCTCCAAGTATAGTTCACCGTTTATTTTTTTAATTAATAAAGCATCATCACTCTCTGTTTTAATTATTTTTTCAACCAATTCTTGTAATTTGAGAGAAAACTTGAATAGTTTTGATTTAGCTTCCAAGATATTTTCTGTTTGGTCTCTTAGACCATGCTTTAAACTTTTTAACAATTTATCTTTATCAGCTGATTGAAGAGGGGTGATGTCACCCAATTTGAATGGCATTTGAGGAGGCAAAAACATACTATCTGAATCATTCTGTAATTGTTTAGACATAGGTATAGACTCATCTTCTTCATTATCAATATTATTTGGTATATTTTCACGATTCCGGATTTCAATTGTTTTTTCGTGTTGGCGTTTAGACTCTAACAGACTTACTACCTCGGGAACAGTCAAAAGCCCCATATGATTTTTATTTTCTGGCCTCATTGTTGTAATTAGACTTGTTATGATATCAGGCAATTGTTTATGAATACTATTCCATGGTTCAAGTCTTGACCTAAGTTTTTTAAGAATACACGCAATATACGTTAACCCTTCTTGTGTTGATTCATTTTGTTCCAATGGATATCCGTTAAATGACTGAATACATCCAGGTACAGTTCTAAGTCGTTTGATGGATGGTATACTGGTCTGAACCACTATTAGAATTAATCCTACAATTGTGTATATAATTTGTTTATGGTAAATAAATTTATAGGACGGCATCTTTACTCCCTTTTCAAGTCGCTTTTTAGCAACTGCTGCATATTCTTGTTCTGACCCAGTTAATAAACCCATATTATGGTCAACAACGCGTGTACATGTTCGAAATACAAATTGTAATTGCTTTATGTCAAACGAAATACCCATTAATGACGTAAAAGCCGTAACTATATGTTTAATCATTACAAGCGTGGCTGTCATTGGCATTACATCTAATTGAGCTGAATTTATGTCATCATCTGATGCGTCGAGTGTGGTTCGTGTGGTAATTTTAAACCCAGCCTCGTCAAATCCTTCACTTGTATCAAAATCAATTGAGCGAATAACCATTCCAGTGTTTTTATCAACCCACATATCACCATCATCGCTCAGAACGCCATGTGTATTAATTGCGTCTAATACAGCAGATGGGTATTGGGATTCATTTGTAATAAATACATTGGCCAGTTCATATTTAAATACTGGAAGTAATGGTAGTCCTGTTTTTTTACAGTAAAGCCAAAATGGAGATTCTTGGATAGAATCAGAGGTAGATTTAATATTTTCTGTATGCGGAGAATACGGACGTGTAAATTTTGTAACAAACCGAACAATATCAGATTGAAGTTTTCTGAAATTTTGCTGCTTCATAATAACCGATAAAATATGACTTGCGGGGGATATTATCGCATTGTCATCTTGGGTAAATGTGTGCCCAAACTTATAATATTTGTTATTAGCTAAAAGGTCCACATGACCATGAAGTAATTTTAGTTTATCTCGAATTTGTTTATTTCTCTCGTGTGTTTGCTTTAATTCGCCAAGCTGAACTGTTTTATCCTTATTAAACTCTGATTTAAACGTTTCGTAAATATTCGATATTGCTTGTTGCTGATGTTCTACAATACGAGCATCTATATTACGACACTGGTCTGGAGTTGTTGAAATGCATCCAGGTGTTAAATTACACTTTACCATTGGGTCTAAATTTACATTATCTGAGTTATCATTATCAGAACCAGTTAATGGAATATTTGATTTTTTCTCTACCCATACACCATTTTGTCTCTGGTACAAAGAATGTATATTTGAAGTACTTTCTCCAATTCCTGCGTAGTCTCCATCGACGATTATTCGTCTACCAGCTAAAATATGCGTTGCCATATCGTAAGCTTCTGGTCGGGTAATTTGATATTTTTCCATAAGTATACGAATAAGTGTATACTTAACAATCCCATTATCAACCAATTTTTCAATATCCTGATTTGTTAAATTAGTGTGCTTACTTGCCAGTTCGGATGTTAACGCAGCGTAATCATGTGGAGTCGGTTGAGCATCCCCCAATAAATGGTATGGAGTGGTATCATTTTGAGCATCTGCGTATATTTCCTTGGATTCTCGATTGTCTTTTAATAAAGCATCTGGGGATGAATATAATTTACTAACGGTTGGTGCTGTGATTTTAGCAATTACGTTGGCACATGTATTTGTTTGTTCATTTGTTTCAATTTCAGATAATTGAGATTTTAGCGAATTAGATTCTTGTTCAACGTATTCAGAAAGAGTAGAAGGGCCAGTGTTATTAAGAGTGTCCATGTTAATTATAGTCGTTAATCCAGACGCGCCATCGTGCTTATATATATTAGATAGGAATTCAGATGTGGTGGGAATATCATTCGAATGACCTGATGTATGATAAATATCTCTAATATCTTTTACTGATAATGCTAAAATATCCGAAAGGTTTGGTATGTTATCACTATTGACTTCATCTCCATTGTCATTATCTTGGGGTACGTGCCTTTTAGCAATTCGACGAATATCATAAATAAGTGAATTAGTTGACTGAACTGGCTCAGTATCTGGTTTGGATAACCAATACGATTTATTAGCATTTAAGTCTTGTTCATATTTTTCAATATTTGACTTAACAAACTGATTAATTTTATACCTGTCATTATGGGTAAGATTATCTGTGTACACTAAATACGGTTCAAAATGTCGTACTAATTCTTCAAATGATAACACATTATACAATTCAGGCTTAAGTGTCTCAAATGTCTCCAATAACGATGGCATTATATTTTTTGTCAAGTCCGAATAAGATAATTCGGTGTGATTATTTAAATGAGTAACATTAGTAATATCGTATTTTGATTTTTGAACAAATTGGTAGGAATCAAGAGTAGATTCAGTAATAACATTATTGTCAATACTTTTATTATATGAATTAGTTGGGGAATCAGGTGGGGAATTAGTGGGAGAACCTGGTGGTGTCATCGGTATAAAGTACGATTTAGTAACATCTTTAGTAGAATTAGCAAAAACATTGAATATATTACGAGTACGCTTATTTAAAACTTTCCATGATTCAAAACCATGATTAGCCAAATTTGCTCTCTTCATAATATTTGTTCCAGGAAGTGAAACTTTTGAATAATTAACTATTGTGTCAGGCATTACCAAAAAGGAATTAATATGTAATTTATCCGGTCTTGTTAGTTGAGTTGGGCGTTGTTTTGTTTTAGTTGTCCCCCTAATCGCGTCAAGTGTTAACATAGTTTCTTCCGGCAAGTACTCTTGACCAACAAACTTTCGAGTTGTTGTATCCATAATACCATATTTACCACCATCAGTCATTTCTGCTGTTATGGCTTCATAAGTATGTGTTGGATTTTCAATCGCATGAATATGACGTTTAACTGATTTTTCAAAAGTTGACATAGGGGGATTATGTAAGTGAGAAAAAGGAGTGAATTTCGGGTGTAATTGCCGATATAACTGTTTATATGCATTAATTCCACTTGTACTACTCGAAGAACGATATGTATCTATATTCGCCTGAATTGAATCTAAATCATCAATTATATTAATATTTTCAAGAGCATCGTAGTTGTTTTTTACATTACTTGTATTATAAGTTTTTTTTGTCGAATGCACACCAGGAATTAACCAACGAATATTCGAATTAAAATTCTCAAAGTATTCTGATAATGGATGTCCTTCACTTTCATTTGTTTTAACACCTGTTATATTTCCATAATCGTCTACTTTGGAATATTGGGTTCTAAGGCGAACAAACTGGTCAACCATTTTATATATTTTAGCTTTTTCTACATCCGTTCGTTTATGTTCTGGAAGTGACATAAGCATAGAATTAATTAAATCTAATTTTTGAGATTCTATATCATATACGTTTTTAGAATGTTCAACATCAATTAACTCTGTAATAGTATCTTCAGCATCTCCCTTAAATTCAACAATTAATTCGGGAACTTTGTCTAAATCTGAATTGTCATCATCAATATCACTATCAACAATAACTTCATTACCATCTGTTACATTATCATCAATATCATCAATATCATCGGCTACATCATCCGATATAATTTGTTTATCATCATTGACGTCTTTTGTATCTTCTACAGATTCTTGTTTTTTTTCAATATTAATTGGAGAAGAAATCAATCGTATTGTTTTAATAGGGGAACTATCAACCAATCCTTTGTATTCGAAATCAATATAAATAAGTGCTTGAGATGGCATAGTCAGCTGTATACCCAACTGGTCTCCATTTACTTCAACAATTTGTCCCTGCGCAATAATAAGTTCGCCTTCTTCTTCTCCGTCCACTTCTAATTCAACCCATGTATTCAGTACAAGATTATTTTGAGCGGCAAACCCTTTAATAGGGTTTCTATATACAAGAACTATCTCGGTTATATCTTTGTAATTTTTAATATGACCTGTGTTCCGGTCAATTTCAAGAGAAGTCTGGCTAAATGTTTCAATATTAATAAGTACTACTCGGAAAGAGTCAATATACTTTACAAAAAAGGTTGTGGGTGGTGTTATTTTCGATTTAATCGTAACTACATCTGACAGTTCAAGTTCTAGTTTGGCCATTTATCAGATAATTAATACTATAACAAGTGCTATTGTTATATTATTATGTATATAATATAAATTAAGGTCGGTCCCCTTTAAACCTTCATTGAAAACTCATTTATTGTGTTGACTAATTGATTTCTTATGACTTAAAATACATAAAATACTTAAATAGTATTTTATGTTTACTCATTAACATATAATGAGCCAATTTACAAATCCTAATAATATACAATCCTTGTGGAGTATGTTAATTAATCAACCACCATTTAATACATTTAATCCATCAAGTTTAAATATTCAAATAATTCGTAATATTTTCGAATCAAATTTGAACCCATTTTTTTCTCAATATAATAACAAACAAATACTTGCTACAGACTTTACAAATATTAATAATGGGTTTATTAATACACTTATTAAATTCATTCATACATCAAGACCTGATTTGCTAACACTACAACAAGCACCACAATCATACCATCCTCCTCCACAACACCCCCCGCCTCAAAAAATGGGTTCAAATAATAACGAACGACCAGAGCCTATCAATACACGTGCCCCAAACGCATATTCTCAAATGGGTGGAACAAAAGAAGATTATAAAACTCAAAATAGAGACGCATTAAATAATGCTGTTGCAAGTCGTGCTGGGGAATATATAACTAAACAAGAAACAACTACGTCTCAACAGAAACAATCTGATAATGGTCCAGTATTTGAACAATCTATTCCGCCTGCCCCATCTATTGAGGCGGACGACATTCAAAAATTGATTATGCAGCGGAATTATGACGTAAATCCATCTATTAACCCAAATGTTGTTCATGAAACCGATAATGTAGATGATAATGACAATAATGTTAATAATGAGGGTTCATTGAATGGTCCTACCTATATAAATCAAACTGCGTCATTAATTAATGATTCAGGAATGAACGCAGAACATATTCGTATGTTGGAAAAACATGAAAGGGATATTGAACAATTTAACAATAAATTAGACAATATTCAAAAAACTCTGACAGAGTTATCCGAATTTGTTATGGGGAGTAAAACACAAAAAAAGACTCCACCAACTCCACCAACTTCTCCTACACAACATCAACCTAAGAAAAAACAAAAAATATCACACGATAAATAAACAAATACTGAAAAATAAGAATTGAAACATCGTGTTATACATAAATTTAATACTAATATTTGAAGTGGGTAAACAATGTATCTATAATAGCCTATTCAAAACTCTTATGGAATATAAAATTACATCAGATATTGATGTGACTTCATCATCGTCACTGCTACTGTCATCATCATACTCGTCGTCCGTGTCACTGTCAGAATCGCTATCAGAGATCAGACTGGGCACGGAATCATCCTCATCACTGCTACTTTCATCATCACTACAACCATAAAAATCGTCGTAATAGTTTAAGTCTGGGTCTGTCATAGAATTATATGATGATGACTCTGATTCAGAACTATCATCTAACTCAGATAAGCCAATATAATAATCTGAATCGGAATCTTCTGACTCGTAATCCTCATCAGTTTCAGTGTCTTCATCTTCCTCATCTTCATCAGTGTCTTCATCTTCCTCAGTTTCAGTATCTTCCTCAGTTTCAGTATCTTCCTCAGTTTCAGTATCTTCCTCAGTTTCAGTTTCTTCCTCAGTTTCAGTATCTTCCTCAGTTTCAGTTTCTGTATATTCATATTCATCTTCGGCGAAAATAATTCCACTCTCACTCCACAACTTGTTCTGCTGATAATTATCTTCATCACCATCTTCATATGTATCTGGTTCTCTCAAACTATTATCTGTCTCATAAGAATAAATGGATGAGACATCCAGAACTCCATCCGAGTTATACTCATTCTCGTCGTACGCATTGTCGTTATCGTGTGTCATAGTGTTATTAATATATAATTAATTATTTATATATTTATATAGATCACATTCATTTTTTTTATGATATTTTACTAATATATGTATTAATACGTTTTATGTCCAAAGCCGTAATATCATACAGTTCAAATAATTCAATTTCAATATTTACTCTTTGAGAATTAGTCTGAAGCCTTTTGAAAAATGAAATCATATCACGTTTATCCATATTAAGAGTATTACAAAGACGATGAATAAAATTTATATTCCCATGTTCTGTTGCAAATTTAGTTAATATTTTTGTAAACCGAACATCTTTGGGAATATTTTTTTCATTATTTGGGAATATATCCATATAATGAGTGTTATTTTTAAATGTTTTAATCAGTGAAGACATTTCATTAAATTGCCATATCTGTTTTTGAAACGCAACACGATATATATAATCCGAAAAACATATATTTTTAAGTTGATATAAATAAAATGGAATAGATATAGACTTTGGAACAGAGCTAATAGCATCTACTATATTTTCATGCCATAAATGAGCAACTATAGTACGGTCTGGTTCATTAATAATTTCTAAATGTTCCGCTATTTTATATTTTGTCTTCATAAGCATATGTATAACGTTATTAATTTCAATATTAGATGTTTTAAATTGAATCAGACTTGGTAAATTATAATTCTCAAGAAGTTCAGGAGATGTGTTATTTATTTTGTAGATATTTTTTAATATATGTAAATTTCCATTAATAAATTCGGTAAGAGATTGTATTTTAGAAGGATTATCAACAATATTATGAAAGAATGAATGAATTATATTTTCAATTTCAGAATTGAGTGGTTTTATAATTTCAATTACATTACAACCTTTACATAAATCATGTATTTTTTTATTTGTGCTTTGTTGTCCTATACAAATAATAGGAACTAATGTAGGTTTATCTGGGGTTTCATCTTTCTTAGGTTTTTTTTTGGGTTTAATTAATTTTATTAAATCGTCCAAAACAGTTTTATCATTTGCTGCCATTGAATCCATTTCCGTAACAACAATAGCAATTTTTTGTTTTTTCTTATAAAAACAACTTATCACATTCATATCCGTTATTTCATCTTTAGTTATACTTGTAATAATATCACTACGGTTTTCAACCGCATCATAACGAATAATATCATACCCCATTTCAGATAAAACTGAATTTACAAGATACGTTTTACCTACTCCAGGTTGTCCATATACATAAATACCCCGTTTGTATAGTATATCGTGCTTATTTTTATCAAAATCTATCATTAGTTCTTTTAATTGACTACGGACATCACCACGATTTAAATATTCATCAAATATCATAAGTATAACCAGTATATTAATCAACTTAAACTATTTAGTTTAAATAGATTTATTTGAATATGTATGTAAAATATTATTATTTAGTAATTAACATATCTGAATTTATCGAAATTGTTTTAATATTATCGTTATTTGAATTATTATTATTATTATTGATTGATTCATCTAATACTTTACTATCACCATCATAAGAATTTTTCAGGTCTGGTTCTGGGACCAGGTCTGGTTCCAGAATAGATGGAGTTTTTATATGTTTTTCAATTTCATTTATACGTTCCTCTTCATTCATTTTTGCGATTTTAATTTTTTCGGATTGTTCCAATTCAGAGAATGCTCTTAGTTGGGAAGCATTTAATGTTTTTTCTAATTCATGTATTGTTGATGAATCTGTTACAACAGGTACATATGGGTCTACTGTATCAACAACCGGTTCAATGCGATTATTAGTATCACTATTAACATTCAAGTTAATCCGAGGTGCTTGAATTGATGGAGTTTGACTAATACTAATATTATTACCAATATCCGGCATTTCTGGTTCTGTATTTATGTTCACATTGTTTAGAGTGGAATGATTTGTTTTGTCAATAACCATTTTTTCTTTTGGGTTTGCCTTTTCTTTTGGGTTTGCCTTTTCTTTTGGGTTTGCCTTTTCTTTTGGTTTTGCCTTTTCTTTTGGTTTTGCCTTTTCTTTTGGGTTTGCCTTTTCTTTTGGTTTTGCCTTTTCCTTTGGGGTTGCCTTTGCTTTTGCTGTTGTCTTTGCTTTTGCTGTTGTCTTTGCTTTTGTCTTTGCCTTTGCTTTTTTTACCGCAGAAGGAATAATATTACTAATTATAACATCTCCCGAATCAGTGATTTCCATATTTTCTTGAGTGAATACTTTATTAACCAATAATCGTTCGTTAGAATTCGTAGACGAAGTATGTATATATGACTTTGCGTATTGTGTATTTCGCAATTTATTAAAAAGAGATGACAACTTAACACTTGCTGCTGGAACGTCATGAGTCATAGTTGATTTTATTTCTGAAATATGATTTGTTAGTTCTGTTATCATTGTAGACGAATGAAGGTTGTTCTGAAAATACTCATAGTGATCAGTGTATAGTTTAATCATTCGTTCAATATGTTCAACCTTTTGCGTGTACTCAGTGAATCGACTCAATACTTCATCTTCTGAATCAAGTCCAAATACTAAGTTATTTTTATCTTTGATAATATCACATTTTAATATATTATATTCTGATACAATTTGGTCTAACAACACATTAACATTTTCAGTATTACCTAAGCGAATATCAATATTTAATGCACATGGGGTTTCATCGACAACCCCACAACGAGCAATTAAATGTCGATGACCGTCTTCATTGTTGTATTCTGATTTTATAATAGTTTTTCCCGGTTTTTTACATGTAATACACTTAGAATGGTCTTTAAAGTATTTACGTTGTTCTTTTACAGACAGGCGGGATGATGCGGAATGTAAATATTTATGAATATCTTTTTGTTCTTTCGAATATATTGAATATAAATTGTAAAAGTGCTTAATTGTCTCTTTTACATCTTGTGAAGTATCTGGATTTATAATGGGCTGGACCATATTTAGTTCGTTTGACATTCCTTATGATATAATAAATAAATAAATAAATAAATAAGAGATTAAACCATTGATAATTTACATATGAATAGGAATACAACTATGTATCTGTTTAATGATTTCATTATTTAGACGAGTTGTGTTTGTAAAAACCATGTTTTTAGATTCCGCATATGGATAATGAAGATAATTATGATTATTAATGATTCTTTATTTTACCAATTTATAGCTTCAGCAATTTTATTTGAGCTGTTCCCAAAAATAAAAGCAAAACGAAGTTTTTCCATAAAATCAAATGGATTATAGTCTTCCTTGATACCATATATATCTTTTATAAACTTTTGATGTACTTCATCTAAAGTGTTGTATTTACCATTAATATTCATATTTCGCATTAATTCAATAATTTTATGGTAATCATATTCTGATATACAATCTCCATTAAAAGTGCATGAAAGAATGAACATTAATATAGAAAACTCGTTGGATATCATTGATACTTTGTACTAATATTAGTAGTGTATTAATTACTCTTAAATGATTATAGTAAATAATAAATTAACCATATAATAAATATGACTAATGATGTATAAACGCAATACCGTTTTAATTTTGCGTATTTCCCGTTGTCATCGTACGGGTCTTTATAAGCGTTAAAATATTGTAAATAAAATTGGTCAATTGTAATCAATGGAACTTCTAATTTCATATTAATTTTATTATGAATGAAATGTACCCATTGAACTAATTTCTCTCGAGAGTCTAAATATGTGTTTACTGGATACATTGTTAAAAGAGTTTCAAAATCTTTGGATATTTCAGCTACTGGTATAAATAAAGGAAGTGTAAGAAAAAATTCATAATATTTCTTTTTAGTAATAGCATTTGGATAAACTGGATATGACATAGCAATAGTGTGTAAAAAAAACCAGTAATGAGGACCCCATATTTGAGGATTTAAATATTGTTCTTGCTGTAAACACGTCGGCATTATTAATTGTTATTAATGAAAAAAAATTAATTAGTAAAGCGTAAATAAATTAGTCTAATTTTGTAGTAAATCGCGTCGTATATTATCGCGTTCAGTTTCATCAACTGTTAATTGCGAATCGCGTTTTTTTACATATTCAATATGGGTTTCAAGAGCCGTCATAATATCTGTTGATAAGTTTGATAAATTAACTCGAACACCGTTTTTGTTTTCATTCAAAATAATACTACCATCATCGTATAATATTTTTAAAATCTCAATTTGATTGTCTTTATTCATCGCCTCAATTGTTCTCTGAATGGAAATAAGGTCTGAATATGTATGTTTATTTGATGAGTTATTATTCGATTGGGTATTTATGGGAGTTTCCATTTGTCAATAAAAATAATATATTTTATAATAAGTTGGATTTAAGTAAGTAAATGCTTAAATCAATTCAGCAATGACAGAAACATAGGTATCGGTTTTATCACAACGTGAATTAATCACTCGAGTACGTATTTTATCGCCTTCCTTAATTGCTGTAAAACTCTCATTATCATAATTATAGTCACGGTAAATAAAGATTACTACTGGCGAAGGATTAACTCCATCAATAATTTCTGCTCGTATTCCAGCCTTTGTAACATTTACAACAGTGCAGTCAATTTCAGAACCGTCTAATGGGCGATACGAGTCGTATTTGAACACTACATCAAAACTGACAATGTGTCCATTTACTCGTGGGGCAGACTTGGAAATAAAGATGGACGAACCTGGTTTTATATATGCTCCGTCTAAACATGTTTTTTCATACGTCGCCCGTATATTTTCCATTAAAACTTCGTTTATATTTAAGCCAATACACGTGAATTCGACTTGTACACGTTGTGTCATTACCGATGTCGCATAAATATTGTCCATTTTACTATAATATAATAGTATTATTAATATACAATTATATGTTTATATATAATTCATTTTTTTAAACAGAAACAAATGCTACGATGAACTTATCGATTATATATATGATGAAGTAAATTAAGTAATATGATAAGGGAAAATTACTTGTAAAAATTATCATGGGTAAAAATATAAACAGTACGTTTAAATGCACTTTCATCAATACATTTTTCAAAATGATACGATTTATTAAATGGCTCTATATGTATATTTTTTTGCGAAAAATGCCATTTATCAAAATTATCTGTATTAATATCATTTTTACAACTTGTTATTAATAAAAAGTCAAATTTATTTCTTATATTCTCGAATATATAAAGTATTTCCTCATTTTTTAAATGAAAAATAACATCTCTTATAATTATTAAAGACGTAAAATCAATATTATTATAATTTACTAAATCTTTACATAAAAAAGTGTTTTCTGGATAATTAATCGAGTGTAAATAATATATTTTCAAATGAAGGGGATGAAAGTGGTTCACAAAAACATAAAACTAAATTTGGAAGTATAATTTATGAAAGTCAAAAATAAATAGTGTTTACCTATTTTTTACTACACCTATAAATATTATGATAAATGTAAGAAAAACGGATACCCATTGAATAACGTCAATCATTGTAAAGGATAATGTTGTACCCCAAGCTTTAATAGGTACGTCTAAGGTAGGATATGATTCCACAACAAACGTTTCTCTACATTTTTTACCAGTGGATGGGTTTACTTTTTTGGGAAAATCGCATGGAGTTATATTATTAATATCTACCATAGTAACATAATTTGACTCTGTAAAACGATTGTTATTTGTATCCACCACCTCCATAGTTATTTTTTGGCAATCTGGATTTGACCCCGACAAAAAAGCACGCATAATACCAAATGGGTTTAAAACATTTAAATTACCCATAGCACCTGGTATTAATCCTTTAAATTGAGAAAAATTGACACCCATGCCTTGAGAAATAAATGGGATTTGACCATTTGGGATATTGTTTACGTATATATGACGGTCAACGGTTTCCTTTGTATCAACATCAACGCATTTTGCGCCTGTTTTTAAAAAGAACTTGTTTCCCAATGGACCCCCAGTTGCCGATGCTTTACTTTTTCCTGTGACAAGTAGTTCTGTGTACTCAATAAGTCCGTTTATATTTTTTCCAAGTGCTTTTATACTACCCTTTGTAGACATTCCAATTTGGGATGGTGTTTTAATATTTTCATGATATTTGTAAGCAGGTCCCAATAGGGAAGACTGAACTTCTTGTGGGTCTTCTAATACGTCGTTAAATACCGATGATGACATATTTATAAGATATATGTTGCTTATACCTTATAAGTATATAATAAATCAGGGAACATATTTCCCCAAACAATTTTCTAAGTTATAATTTTAGATGAATATTATTTTAGCCGATACATTTTTCTCTCAATATTTATTTTTAATTTATAAATCGAGAGAAATATTAATCACTAATTTCAGGTACGTCTGTTCCAACCATATCACCCGCCATTGAATTTTGTGCCTCAGCTAAATCGTTCACTTGTGTTTGAACAGACTTGACAGCTGAAGTATTTTCGTCTACCATTTCTTTTAATTCTGAAATACCAGTAATCATATCCTTAATGGCTTGTATATTTCCCGCATTTTTTTGAGCCAGTATCATAGCACTACCAGGGTCGTCTAAATCATAATCGGTATATTTAGTTTTACTTTTATCCGTATCATTATTGTCCGATGTCATACCTTCTCTCATTGTTCTAAAAATAAAGTTAATTACCTGGCTAAGTAATAAATATACAATTAATACAATCAAAAGTTTAATTACATAATGATTAATTACTACTTTATCCCATAAACGAGAGAAATTATGTTGTAAGTTTACCAATTTCATTACGATTATATATATTCGTCTTTATATTAATTAACAAATAATATATTATGTTAATAGTGGAAACATTTTTTATAAGGAGCGTGCCCATTATTCGTTGCATGGGTTCACGACTCCATATGTAATTCCGTCCCATGAAACATTACACGAATTTGCCCATCTATATTTGCTACATGTACCAGATTGTTCATCAGTGTAAGGATAGTCCGAGAAATCCATAACTGTATGTTTAGCTCCGCCTGTGGGTGGACATGTACCTAAATCTCGCATGTTTATACACTTTTGTTCACCATTTTCTGTACCCCGGACGGTCCAGTAATCAGGACACGCAGCAACCACAGGAGGCCAATTTGTATCTGTTCCTTTAGAGTACATAAGAAATACAATGGCTAAATAAATAACCAACCCAATCGCAATAACTCCGATAACTTTTTTCTGAAATGTCATGTTATAATATATAATATACATATAAAATAAAGGGACGCGCGTCTTAAGAAACTAAAAATTGTATAAAATTATATTTATAACTTATTTTACATAGGGTGTCTTATTTAATTTTCTCTTGTTAAAATATATACAAACAATGCAGTTAAAGTCATTCACATCCGCTTTTAAAAAAACACCTTCTTTAGAAAAGGTATTATGTGCTGTTTTCGTGCTTTACATTTTGATGGGGTTAAATATGCCCGAACACGTCGCCGAATACATTGATACTATTGGGGGTAAATTTGTAATTGGAGCAATTGTTTTATATTTATTTAAATACACACATCCAGTAACAGCATGTTTAGCATTGTTTACCGCCTTTATGGTACTCATGAACGCATCTAATATGACCGGTAATGACGCACTTGCACGATTCATTCCCTCTAATTCTCGTCAATCTCGTCAAATGGCTAAGTTTAATTTGGGAGCATTCCCTTATACATTAGAAGAAGAAGTTGTATCTAATTTGTCTCATCCGAAAGCACCAATTGGTGATATGTCATCTTCATCCGTTCAAGCTGTTGTTGAAGATACCCATGGAGCGGCATCAGTTTAATTTTTTTACATTTTTATTAATAAGTTTATATATTTATTTTTTTGTTGTTTACTCTATAAATATATAAATGCAACCACCATTAGACGTGACTTTATATTCGTCCCTTATGAATAATCATTTTAATCGTATAATTAATAATCCAAATACACCTACTCGTAAAGTAAATCAATTTGATTGTGATATTCTTTTTTCAACATATATGAAATGTTTAGTCGGACAAACCATTAATTGTGAAAAAATCCATGACCAATTTGAAAAATGCTTATCTAATCCTAATCAAGAATAAATTATAAACGGATTTGAAATGTGTAAAATAGTTAATTAAGGTAGATTGTTTCTGAATTTTGAACAATTCCCATTTGATTCATTTGACTAAAATTAAATGGAATTCATTTTGATTGAAGACTTGACAACTTTTCAAATTATAAATATTACTTGTAAAATATAAACAAAAAATCGTTTCATTTTTTTAATTCTTTATAGAGATACCGCTTTATAAAATTTTACTATTTTATAAATTCATTTATAAGTTCTAAACGTTTTTTATATAATTGGGTAAGATCGTCGCAACTAGAACCAAATGACCATGAAGCAAATGCAATACCTGTCGTGGTTCCTATAAAAATAGCACTAAAATCATAATAAATTAATAAACTAATGATTGATATTGGCGTGATGAAGAACGACACGCCCACTATATTATTACCCATTTTTATGAGTTTTTCTAAATTTTTCAAATCAATTGAAGCATAGTGTTTGGGATTTTTATATCCACATTTTTCTCTATAACTAGATGCTAATGGATACATCTTTTTCTCTGTAATTAATTCAAATTCGTGTGTTTTTTTACATAATCCGTAATCATAATGTTTGCATCCAATACAAGATATGTATCTTGTTGTTGCTGTATTTCTTAATCGCATTGTATTTGTGAGTTATTACTATAATTAGATTTATATATTTATTTCATTTTTATTTTGATATTTTAATTTGGTCCAACCAATATATTTTTATAAAATAAAATCGTTTATTCAATTTTTGTTTTGAGGTATTCTATTTCTTTTTCCATATTTTGAGCAGTATATTAAATTAGTATAATGAACAGTATATAATAATAAAAAAATGAATAACTTTTCTAATAATATATATAACCAATAAATAAACTATTTAAGATGACAACTAATCCTACCTTATTCTCCAACTACAAGGACCAAGAGGAAATTTCATTTGATTTATCAACGTATGAAATTTCAAAAGAAGAATATTTGATGAAGCCAGTACGAAGCAGAAAAGTTGAACTGCAAGGATATTTGTTGAGTGACGATATTGAAAGATTTTGCAATTTGGATCCAAAAAAAGATACTTGGTATATTCAATATGATAAATACCAATTTAAAATGAAAAGACATGAATCTACTATCCAGATTTATACCCTCAAATCGAATGGCTCAAAAATTATGAAAAATTTTAAAGAGGTCAATAAGTGGATCATAGCGAATAAATAAACATAAACATTAAGGTTTCCAATAAGGAATGTAATGTACTGTTATAAAACAGTCCCCTTTTTTTCTATAATCACAACTTATTAATAATTAATAGATTTTTTTATTAAAAATCAAATTTGCCAAATTGTGTAAAAGAATTACCAGCATCAATTAGATGTTTTTTCATATTATCAATTCGTTTCTTAAAGTTACCAGTAAAATTAAAGCATTTTTCTTTATTAATACCAAAATGAAAGTGACAAATAATACTAAAATAAAAGCGATAAATAGGAATATGTTGATTCACATAAATAAAATAATTCGTAATATAAAAAACGACTTAAAGCTGTAAATACTTAAAGTGTACCTCTTATATTTATAATAAATAATTGAAACGGAAATTATGTGTGAACTATTACCTATTCACAATTCTATTATAAGTAAACTTAAACCATTCACAGAAACAAAGAAAACACCAAATATATTATTTCATGGTCCAAGTGGGTCTGGTAAAAAAACAATTTTAGTTAATTTTATTAATGCATTATACAATGGAAATCAGGAACAAATTAATAAATTTGTCATGTATGTGAATTGTGCCCAAAGTAAAGGAATAAAATTTATTAGGGAATCCCTGAAATTATTTGCCAAGACTCATATTCATCAATCATCCGACTACGCATTTAAAAGTATTGTATTACTAAATGCGTCTAATTTAACAAGTGACGCTCAGTCATCTTTGAGGCGATGTATTGAGGTGTTTAATCACACTACACGATTTTTTATGGTCGTGGAGGATAAGCATCAAATTTTAAAACCAATACTTTCCCGATTTTGTGAAATTTATGTACCAGAGCCATACATTGACTCTCATAAAGCATATATTAATTTAAATTTACATCGTATTCAACTGGACCATAATTTAGATCCAAACCCCAAAATATCAATGTCCAAACTTTATAATTATTTGACGAAAATCTTTAAGTTGAATAATAAAGATACAGTATTAACTATATCACAAATATATGAACACGCCGATAATATATATGAACTTGGATTTGCGGGTGTTGATATATTAACTCTTTTAAAAATTCCCGGATTTATAAAAACTATTCCAGAAGAACAATTATACGAATATATAATAACATTTAACAGTGTCAAAAAAGAGATAAGAGATGAAAAACTGTTAATTGCGTTTATTTTGTTTTTTATTCTAATTAGTTCAGACACCAAATTAATTAATATCAGTTTTATGTAATTAAAATTATATATGGACGATTTTTATCCAGAAAAACAAAAAGAAAGTAGGAGTGAGTATATTATTTTAATTATTAATACACTTACACCATTTATCGTTGAAGGATTTACAGCAATACTACACGAATCAATTAAGTTATGTAATGCCAATAATGAATCGTCCAAATATCTCATGACTGCTCAGAATTTTATTTCACGAATTCCAAAATGGAGTAATACAATTATTGAAACTGAATGTGAAAGAATTAAAAAGAAAACAACAACATGGAATTATTTAGAAGATTTACTGTCATGTGTACACATTATTCAACTTAAAACAATGACACTGGCTCGCGTTGGACAAAAACAAAAACAAATCAACATTGATATACCCAAACTTGATTCCTTTATTCATTCGGTTTATATTAAGGTAGCTCGTAAAGTATACAAACAAATGTTTTTGTTTGAAGTGGGTATTCCAGCTTTACAAATTCAAAAAAATAATAGAGATTTTGAGTCATTAGTTGAATTGTGCATTATGAACGCAATACGAGACAATATCCCTGTGGCGACTATTATGCGAGCATATTTGGACGAAGGAACTGAAACAATCGTCATGGATGATATTAAGGAAGAAATTGTATACGAGGATATTAAACCAGAAGAAACGATTGAGGATGTAGTACCCGAAGATGTCAAGTTACCGTCAGACGAAGAAAAAATAGAGCAACAGCCACAAAATGAACAAGAACAAGAACAACAAAACCAAGAACAAGACCCTGTATATAATAATGTTACACAACCTAAACCATCTCAAGTTCCGGTCAAAGTTATAGATAATACAGACCATCCAGCATACATGTATGAACCGGAATTAGAATCGAAACTTGAATCAATAACTGATTTAACTCATATCAATGAACCCATATCTTTAAAAGATAGTCCGGCAACTTCAACTTCGGTTCGATTTTCAGAGTCCCCTGACGCAACTCAATTATCTTCTATTGATTACGATGGTGATGACAATGACAATGATGATAATGTACTTCCCAAAAATTTTAGTATGGAAAGTATACTAAAATCAGGGTCGGGGGTTAGTTTAGACTCACAATTCCTTGATATTGGTGCGGTCCAGCTTTAAATATTATGTTATCTATACACATTATGATAATAATAATGATTTATTTTTTTCGATTTCATTATTTTTTATAATATTCATATCATTTAATAACGTATTATAATCATCAATGTTAATATCATTAACATAATCTATACAAAATTGCGTAAAAAAATTCAATTACAAATAATAATATAATATATATTTAACATGAAAAATATATTATTATTAACCACATGCGTTATGGCCACATTTGTTCTTTTAAAGTTCATCGAGTATCGCGTAACCAAGGACACACGTCCATTTAAAACCGTTATTAAAGAATCAATGATTGTTGGAGCAAGTGTCTTTATTGCGTATAATATTTTTGAACAAATAACACCCATGTTTAATTTAGATAACACGTATATTCCACCCGCCGTCTTTACCGAAGACCCGGATTTTTAAGACAATCATGAATTTGATGATGGTTGTAGTCACAACATTGTTATAGTATATTATCCAAGTCGAAAACATCATATCCCATATTTAAATACTCTATAATTCTGGATGGTTTCATATATGCTTTTACAAATTCTTCAAGTAAATACATTTGAACAAATTTACGTTTTTCCAATTGTGCTTCAAATTGTTTTTTATCAGCAGAAAATTTATTATAACATATCCAATTCCAGTCCCATGCTTTTTCTGGGTAACAATCAATCATTTCAATTGTTAGATTTGGATTACGACTTATATATGCCCAATTCCAAGGCTTATTGGGATAGCGTTCAATTATTTCCATAGTTATATTGGAATTGCAGCTTATTATATTCCAATTCCATGGTTTATTAGAGTATTTTTCAATCATTTCTATTGTAATATTTGGATTATGACTTATATGATACCAATCCCATGGATAATCCGAGTAACAATCTATTATGACCATTGTAATATTTGAGTGTTTACTTAACCATCCCCAATCCCATGGTTTATCAAGATTACGATTAATTATTTCTATTGTTAAATTTTTATTACCACTTAACCAATACCAATCCCATAATACATTGGGATATTGTTCAATTATATCAAACGAAATATTTTCATTACGGTTTATAAATCTCCAATTCCATTGGATATGCGGAAATAGTTCAATAATTTCCAAGGTAAGACTTGGGTTACAACTTAATAAATCCCAACTCCATGGTGCTTTTGGACATGAATTAATCAATTCTAATGTAATGTTTGGGTTAATACTTATATAATGCCCTTCTGAATTATTTGAATTTCTAATTAATTTATCAATGATTTCTATAGTGAGAGCTGAATGTTTGTTTAATCGAATACAGTTCAATGGTTTATCGGGATATTTTTCAATCATTTCCAGTGTTATATTTGGATTTTGACTTATCCAAACCCATTCCCATGGTTTATTGGGATATTCTTCTATGATTTCCATAGTAATATTAATATTCTTACTTATATTAACCCAGTTCCATGGTTTATCTGAATACTTTTCAATCATTTCCATAGTTAAATTTGGATTTTGACTTATATAATCCCAATTCCATGGTTTATTTGGATAAGCATCAATTATTTCCATTGTTGTATTTGATGACTTACTTAGCTTTATCCAATTCCATGGTTTATCATAATGTTGGTCAATAAACTTAAACAATCGCTTATTCCAGTTTGTTTCCATTTAATTTATTTTACGATAAATATTTTTAAATATTTATTGTATTGTATAATGTCTGATAAGTTATTACAAAATTTTTTATTAGGAGGATTCGTTGTTAGTATTACAAGTTATACAGTTACGTTTGTTGATCCCATTATGGGTTCTATAATATGTTCTTATCCCATCTCTATTTTGCCGATTATTTATTATATGAAAACAAATGGAAAAACTAATAAAAATATATCTAATTTTTTATTTAATACTACATTTGCGTTATTAATACTTATGATTACTACGTGGGTTATTGGTTATTTTTTAAAACATACACAGGAACAAGAAAGTATATGGCCGTCTATTATTAAATCTAATATAGTGTGGTTATTATTTGGTGTAATGTATTATTACATATTTAGTCAATTTCCTCAATATGAGGCTCATCATTTTCTGTAGATGTAGATGAAGAAGGAGGTGGCTGATATTCAGTATTTGAATCTTGTGCTGATTGAGGAAATTGAGCTTCAAGTTCTTTCAACTTATCTTCGTAAACCTCCTTTGGTTCTTGACGATTTTCTTCCAACCAATTTTTGACTTGGTTTAGGTTAGGGTCGTCTTTTAATTCGGGTTGGTTCATTTTATAGTAAATAAACGATTCTAATCGGCCATATGCCTCAATTTGTTCTTTTATACGCATATCGTCTTGTTTATGTTCTTCGGCTTCGCGAATAAGTCTTTCAATTTCGTCACCAGACATTCGATTTGACTCGTTTTTAATATTAATTGATTGTTTCTTTCCAGAAGACTTTTCAACAGCATCAACCACTAATACACCATTACTATCTAATTCAAACCCAACTTCGATTTGGGGTTGCCCTCTTGGCATCTTAGGAATATCATCCAATACAAATTTACCCAAAAGACGATTATCACGAGTAAGGGGGCGTTCACCTTCATATACCTGAACAAGAATTCCAGGTTGATTATCAACAGCTGTTGAAAATGTTTGAGATTTTCTGGTTGGAATTGTTGTATTACGATTAATTAAATTACTCATTACACCTCCTTGTGTCTCAAGACCTAAACTAAGGGGGCATACATCCAACAACAACATACTATCAAGCAATCCAGTTTGATTTCCAGATAAAACAGCTCCTTGAATAGCAGCTCCATACGCAACACATTCATCGGGGTTAATTGATTTTTTCAATTCCTTTCCGTTAAAAAACTCGCTCAACATAGATTGAATTTTGGGAATTCGTGTACTCCCTCCTACCAAAACAATATCATCGATTTGACTCTTTGAAAACTTAGAATCACGAAGAACTTGTTCAACTGGAATCATCGTTTTGCGAAACAAGTCATTACAAAGATTTTCAAACTTAGCACGTGTAATAGATGTACTAAAATCAATACCCTCATGAAGACTATCAAGTTCCATATTAGCAACCGTTGATGTTGACAATGAACGCTTTGCCTTTTCACACGCAACTCGAAGTCGTCGCTTTGCCCGGTTATTTTCTTCAAGAGGTGTATCACACTTTTTATTCTTTCTTGAAAATTCTTCAATACAGTGCTGAACCAACATCGAGTCAAAATCTTCTCCTCCAAGATGAGTGTCTCCAGCCGTGGCTTTCACTTCAAAAATGGATTCTTCAATAGTTAATATGGATACGTCAAATGTCCCACCACCACAGTCAAAAATAAGAACATTCTTCTCTTTTGAAGTATCTGTATCAAGACCATAAGCAAGTGCTGCTGCGGTTGGTTCGTTAATAATACGAAGAACATTTAGACCCGCAATACGACCCGCATCCTGAGTTGCCTGACGCTGAGCATCGTTAAAAAAAGCAGGAACGGTAATAACCGCATTTTTAACTTCTTCTCCAAGATACCCAGACGCAATTTCTTTCATACGAATGAGAACCATAGAACTAATTTCTTCGGGTGACATGGTTTTAATCTCACCCTTGACAGTTGCTTGTATCATAGGCTTTCCATCCTGATTAATAATTGTATAAGGAAGCGTTTTCATATCATTTTGAACACTCTTGTCATAAAAATCAGTACCAATTAGTCGCTTAGCATCAAAAATAGTATTCTTATAATTACTGGATAAACTTGATTTAGCTGCTTCTCCAATTAGTCGTTCTGTTTCCGTAAAAGATACATACGATGGGGTTGTTCTATTTCCTTGGTCATTGGCAATAATTTCAACATGATTATTTTGCCAAATACCAACACAAGAATAGGTTGTTCCCAAATCAATCCCAATAACAGGTGCGTTCGTAACTTTATTGTCTGAAGAATTAGAGCTCATAAATACAATAATAATTATAGATGTTTTTATATTATATTTTGAATAATTCCCTTTATAAGTTATTTATTTTTATTTCGTTATTAAAAATGAAAATTATATGATATGTATATTGTTCTCATATAATAAATATTCGTAAGATGAATAAGACGAATATAACTCCCGAAACCGAATGGTCTGAGTATTGGTTTGAATTTATTAAAAATAATCAAGATAAACCATTAGATTGGACTGAGATTAGTGAAAATGTAAATATAACATGGAATATTATTGAAAAACATCCTGAGTTACCATGGGATTGGTATAGTTTAAGTAACAACTCGAATATAACCTGGGATATTATTGATAATAATTTGGATAAACCATGGGATTGGTTTTATTTAAGTAAAAAATCGTGTATAACCTGGGATATTATTGATAAACATCCAGATAAACCATGGGATTGGATAAATATTTGTTGTTTTAATAAGCAATTAACTATACAAAGTATTGAGAAATATTCAGATAAGATTATATTATTCGACCCAAATATTATGAGTGTTTTGAGCTTAAATTACTCAATTCAATGGGATGTAATCATATATTTTGAAGATTATGATTGGAATTGGGGTTGTTTAAGCAAAAGGTCAGACATAACTTGGGATATTGTAAATCAATTAGTCGATAAGCCATGGGATTGGTACAGATTAAGCAATCTTAAAGGTATTAACTGGGAATTCGTAGAACATAATGTAGAATATGACTGGGATTGGGTTGTTTTAAGTTCTCAATCAAGTTTAACATTTGAAATTGTCAATCGAATTCCAACTTCATATTGGTCTTGGGACATTATAAGTACTTATTTAAATATTTCTATGGATGAAATAGACCAAAATATGGATATGCCATGGAATTGGTATGGACTAAGTGTAAATCTACATTTAGCCACATGGGAAACAATTATTCAAAATATCAACAAGCCATGGTGTTGGAACGGAATAAGTGCGAATTCAAATATTACGTGGGAAATGGTGGAGAAAAATTTAGATAAACCTTGGAGTTGGGAACACCTTAGTTGGAACAAAATTATAACATGGGAAAACGTGAAGAATAATTTAGATAAACCATGGGATTGGGCTGGGTTAAGTTATATAATAAGTATAACTCCTGAAATATTAAATGAACATTCAGACAAACCTTGGGACTGGGAAATTTTAACGTCTAATCATAATCTAAATTTTGATTGTGTAAAACAAAATATAGATAAGCCATGGGATTGGTATATGTTGTACTATGCTCAAAACCTAACATGGAAACTAATACAAAAATATCATGATAAACAATGGTGGATTTGGCATAGAATAAGTGAAAATTCTTGTTTAACTTGGGAATTTATAGAAGCACATCCAGATAAACCATGGAATTGGCGTAAATTATCTACAAATACATTTATTAATCATCGTTTGAGATTTGAACACATAAAAATGCGAAAAACTAAACAGTTATTTGTACAAACTTATTTATTCGAGGAATTCGTAAAGGCTTATATGCACCCATCTCGAATAAATAAATTAATCGAAATGGGATATTCACCTGAAGAACTCGATGATATATTATAAAATTAAGAATATGATTATTTCCCTCATCTTAAACGTAATACCAAATGAAGCGTTGACTCCTTTTGAATATTGTAGTCAGATAAAAGTCTATTATCTTCCAATTGTTTTCCAGCAAAAATAAGCCTTTGTTGCTCAGGGGGGATTCCTTCTTTGTCTTCAATTTTTGATTTAATAACATTAATCGTATCAGATGATTCCACATCAAGTGTAATTGTTTTTCCTGTAAGAGTTTTAACAAAAATCTGCATTATATTATTTATATAGTTATCTATATATTAAAAAAAAAGTAAATATACTATTGTGCTAATTCCAATTAAAATAAATTTTGTATTTGTATTTTTTATAACTCTTTCTGTAATTTATTTTAATATATATTATTATTATTATGATTTATACAACTGAACAATTAAATATAATTAGAACAAACATAATATCAATAGGAACGTGTTGTAGTTTTAATTTATACAAACAAGAGTTTTTTAGAAAAGAATATTTAAAATATAATACATATAATAAATTAGAACTTAGAAACATCAATAAAGGTATTACTAATTTTTTTGATTGGTTAATATGCGAATATCCTAATAATGTTCGTATACTAAACATGGATATTAATGAAATACAAAAAACTTTATCTTACGACAATTGGCGAATAAATAGAAGAAAAGACGCAATGTTAGAGTATAATATAGATTTTAATGGTAGCTATTTAATAAAATCAATTCACGATTTAAATGAAAATTCAAATGTACAAGAAGATTTAGTAAATAAATATATTCGAAGATATACACGATTAATTGATTTAATAAAAACAACACAAAACTTAATATTTATTTATGATTCTTATTTACCAGATGAACATATTAATAAAATAATTGAAAGTATTAAACGGTTAACACCTTATAATTTTATTATAATAATATTTGATGTATTTGAAAATGATTTTAAAACTCAATATAAAAAGAATGATAATATTTATAGAATAAATTTTAATGTATTATCTAAATTATCACAAGAACACACATTACATCACCGTAAACGAACAAATAATATAGACGTCGAACAGTTATTTAATATTATAATCAATCATATATACACAGATATATAATGAGATAGTTGTTAAGTAATTTTATTAGCCATAATAGTATCTCATTGTGGCGTAGTCCATTGGTTTTCCAGTTTCAGGATGTTTAAACATATGTTCTACTGCCGCATCAATGCCCTTTGATGCCCAAACATCCATTGCCTTTTTATTATTCGAATCCATTTTGTTATACAACCCAGATAAACTACCATTGGTAATATTTTTGTTGTTATCCGAAAACGAATCTTCTGCTTTAGGTTTTGTTGTAGAATTCTCTACAGTTGTAATTTTATTGTTGGTTGATTGGTTGGACATGTTATTAATTAAATATGTATTAATGATTATATATTATTCAATATATAATCAATAAGTAATTCGTTTTTATATCGTTTCACCCGAGTTGAAATCAATTTAAATATATAACCGTATATGTATATTAAAGTGTGTACTAACTATGAGTCATTGTGAGCATAACGAATTACCAAAAAACATACAAATAAAGTTAATTGAAGAGCCCTTTACAATTTCTTTTTTGAATGAAGAACTATTTGAATCTTTAAGTAATGAATTATGGAATACAATAATTAAATTAATTGTTAATAGATTTTTGGAACAAATTTATGATTTTTGGTTAAAAAATTTAGAAATTTCAAATATACAACAACAAATTGGAGTTTTAAAAGAATTATGTATGAAATATTGTAAGAAATATAGCTCGCAACCAATGTTATATATTCCTTTTATGTTTGCTACATTCGCATTTAATCTTGAAACTTTAAAATCATATACATTGTCTTCTGACAAACATTTAGATATATGTACATATGCTGAAGGAATTGAATATGTACACATTTTTGAAAATTATACAACATTTTTGTTTACAATGAGTAATTGTTTGATAAATACAATAACAAAATCTACAACAACTAATGTACCAGAAAAGATAGAAGAGTTACCTCCAAAAATTACGAATGTACATATTGTTCATAAACCTCGCACCCCTATAAAAAAATATAAAAAAACACCTATTCCTATTGTTGTACGACGTAAAGTATGGGCAAAACATGTTGGAGAGAATATTGGAAAAACTAAATGTCAATGCTGTGGTCTTAATGATATAACACAGCTTTGTTTTAGTGTGGGACACATTATTCCAGAAAGTAAAGGCGGTACATTAGATGTTGATAATTTATTACCTATTTGCGTTCATTGTAATTCTTCATGTGGAACAAATAATTTGGCCGATTTTATATCATATTGCAAAGGAGGACTGTGAATGACCTCCACCGCGGTGAGTGGGCAAAGGTAAGTATAACGGTAAGTATAAAGGTAGGACGGTGCGTGTATGCTATAACTAACTATTCTTATTCTTATTCTTTTTTGGGGGTCGCGCCCCTGGTAGAGTATCATTATAAATAAAAAAAATGATTGATAAATTAGTAAATAACAAGTTAAGTATAAAATTCTATACTAATCAATCAACTTACCAATTATGCCTTCTAAGAAATCTACTACCAATGCAACTGCTAATGCAGTTTCTCAAGAAAGTGATGAGTTGTCTACCAAGTATCAGCAAAAAACTGATAAACAACATATCTTGGACAACCCTGATACTTACATTGGTTCTATTGAACAAATTGACTCCGACTTGTGGATTTTAGATGAAGAAACCAATAAAATCTATCAAAAAGAAATCAACTATATTCCCGGTTTATTTAAATTGTTTGATGAAGGAATTGTAAACTGTCGCGACCACGTTATCCGCATGAAGCAATTTGTTGACAATGGACAGCCTAATTGTATACCAGTTACAAACATTGACATTACAATTGAAGACGATGGAACCATTGTTATGTTAAATGACGGTAATGGAATTGATGTTGCTCAACACCCCGAGTACAATATTTGGATCCCTGAACTCATTTTCGGTCACTTAAGGACTTCCACCAATTACAATAAAGACGAAAAGAAAATTGTTGGTGGTAAAAACGGTTTTGGATTTAAGTTGGTTCTAATTTGGTCGTCTGAAGGCTCTATTGAAACGGTAGACCATACAAGAGGTCTTAAATACAAGCAGGAATTCAAGTCCAATTTAGACGAAATTTGTTCTCCTAAGATAACCAAGTGTAAAACAAAACCTTATACAAAGATTACATTCAAGCCCGATTATGCTCGGTTTGGTCTTTCAGGGTTGTCTCCCGATTTCGTCGCCTTATTGAAGAAAAGAATTTACGATGTTGCTGCTATTACTGACAAAAGTGTAAAGGTAAAGTGTAATTCCTCATTGATTCCCATTAAAACATTCCCGCAATATGTTGATATGTATATTGGTGATAAAACTACTACAACTCGCATTCACGAATCATATAATGACCGATGGGAATATATTGTTTGCTTAACACCTACAAATGAATTTTGTCAAATGAGTTTTGTGAATGGTATTCATACATCTAAAGGAGGTAAGCATGTTGAATATGTTTTGAGCCAAATTACACGCAAATTGGTTGATTATATTGAAAAGAAGAAAAAGGTTCGGGTTAATGGTTACTCTATTAAAGAGCAACTTATGCTATTTATTAGATGTGATATTGAAAATCCAGCATTTGACAGCCAAACAAAGGATTATATGAATACTCCTGTTTCTAAATTTGGTTCCAAATGTGAGGTAAGTGATAAGTTTATTGAAAAAATCGCTAAATTGGGTGTTATGGATGCCGCGTGTGCTTTAACCGAAATTAAAGAAACAAGAGCCGCCAAAAAAACCGACGGAAACAAAACAAAATCAATCCGTGGAATTCCTAAACTCACCGATGCTAATTGGGCAGGAACTGCTAAATCTCGCTATTGTACTCTCATACCTTGTGAGGGTGATTCAGCAAAGGCTGGTATTTTATCTGGACTTTCATCAGAAGACCGTAATATTTATGGTGTATACCCAATGAAGGGTAAAATTCTTAATGTCCGTGGGGAAACTACTAAAAAAATTGCTGAAAATAAAGAAATTGCTGAATTCAAAAAAATTATGGGGCTTGAAAAAGGCAAAAAATACAATACTTTGGAAGATGTACACGCAAATTTGCGTTATAGTCGAATCGTATTTATGACCGATCAAGATTTAGATGGAAGTCATATTAAGGGACTGGGAATTAATTTAATTCATGAGGAATGGCCTTCCCTTCTTGAAATTCCTGGGTTTATTGGTTTTATGAATACTCCTATATTAAAAGCAAATAATAAGAATACCGAATTGGAGTTTTATAATGATGGCGAATACGCCAAATGGAAAGAAGAAAATGACTCCAATGGATGGAAAATAAAATATTACAAGGGTCTTGGAACCAGTACAGGCAAAGAATTTAGCGAATATTTTCAACGCAAGAAGATTGTTGGTTTTGAATATAATAAAACAATTTCTGATAATAAGATTGATTTGGTATTCAACAAAAAGCGAGCCGATGACAGAAAGGATTGGTTAGAACAATATAACAGACAAAGCTATATGGATACTAATAAACATCTTGTGTCATATGAAGAATTTATTGACCATGAGTTTATTCACTTCTCTAAATATGACTGCGATAGAAGTATTCCTAATTTGATGGACGGATTGAAAATCAGTTTGCGTAAAATCCTCTATTCAGCGTTCAAAAAACGTCTCCATTCTGAAATTAAAGTAGCCCAATTTAGTGGTTATGTTTCAGAACACTCTGGATATCATCACGGTGAAGCCAGTTTGAATTCGGCTATTGTTGGTTTGGCACAAAACTTTGTTGGCTCTAATAATATCAATTTGTTTGTTCCTAACGGTCAATTTGGAACTCGTCTTCAAGGCGGAAAAGATAGTGCTTCTGAAAGATATATCTACACCCTTTTGAACTCTATTACGCGTCATATTTACCCCGAAGCGGACGACAATATTTTGACTTATTTGGACGATGATGGAACTCTTGTTGAACCCATCTTTTACGCACCTATTATTCCTATGATTCTTGTAAATGGTTCAAAAGGAATTGGGACTGGATTCAGCACTGATGTTATGTGTTACAATGTGAACCAAATTATTGATTGTTTGAAAAGTAAACTTGTGGGTCAAGAATTTGATGCTTCATTTATTCCTTATTATGAAGGATTTACAGGAACAATCACTCCAATCAATGAAGTTAAATTCCTCATTAAGGGTATATATGAGAAAATATCTGGTGATAAAATTAGAGTGATTGAACTTCCTATCGGTCATTGGACGGAATCATTTAAAGAACATTTGGAAAATCTTATGGATACTAAATCTGATAATAAAAAGAAGTCAAGTGCTACCGTAAAAGATTTCGATGACTTAAGCAAAGATACAACTGTTGATTTCGTTATTACATTTCATAAAAATGTTATTGATGAATTGGAATCTAATGTAGATGAAAATGGTTGTAATGGTTTGGAAAAATTATTAAAACTATATACTACCAATACTACTTCTAACATGCATCTATTTGATGCCCATGATAAACTCAAAAAGTATTCCAATGTGCGTGAAATTATTGATGACTATTTTGAAACACGATTGGATTTATATGATAAGCGTAAGACTTATATGATAAATGCTATTGAAAAAGAACTTGTATTGTTGAGTAATAAGGCAAGATATATTAATGAAAATTTGGAAGGAACAATTGATTTACGAAGAAAGAAAAAGAATGAAGTAAATAAGATGCTTACTGATAAACAATATGATATTATTGATGGCGATAATTATTTCAAATATTTGGTGAAAATGGCAATGGATAGTGTTACCGAAGAAAATGTAGAAAAAATTAATAAAGAACACGAAAATAAAATCCAAATACTGGAAAATATTAAGGCGACAACTGTAAATCAAATGTGGCTTCAAGAATTAAGCGTATTGGAAACCGAATATGCGAAATATAAAGAACAACGAATACAACTTATGAATGAATGCAACTCTAACACAAATTCTAAAACAAAAACTGTTAAAAAGAAAGCTATTATAAAAAATAAATAATTATTGTAAAAAAATATACATTAAATAAACACAATTATCATATATTATCTATTATATTTCTATTATTTTTTTGATTTTAGAATGAAGAACATGCTCCTCTAACCGCCAACTTATCAGCTTCTCTATTTCCAATCGAATGAGTATCTGTTCCTTTGGTGTGTGCCATAACATGTCGTAGTCGTACGTGTGTATCAACTAATGGCGTTTGACTGTATATTTTAAATGCTTGTTTTACCAGTTCAAGATTTGGGATTTTTGCCCCTTCGGTCCCAATCCAATTATTATTTAAACACTTAAGACCATACGTTGTTGCACATTGAATCGAATAAGTTGAGTCTGTTATAACTGTTACATTTTTACCATTTAATAGGTCAGGTTCTATAATTTTATATACTCGTATGAGTGCTGATAACTCGGCTGCGTTATTTGTTTGGGCAACATTATCTTCCGTTATTTTTTCTGATATATTTCTCTCATCATTTTGAGAGAAATATATTCCATATCCAGCAACTGCTCCAACTTTACCATTTCTTTTACATGCACCGTCTGTATAAACATAATAATCTGGAACAAATCCATCATCGTATTCGGAAATCTCTTTGTTGTACAAATCAATCTCTTCTTGAGTTGCTTTATGTCGCTGTTTTTTTTGTTTTTTCTTTTTTTTAAGAAGAAATTCAGTCATCTGTTGAAGCTTTTCCTTTTCCGTCAAAGTATTTATTTGTTTCGGACTGTCGATTATAACGGTTTCACTTATAAACGTTTTAGCTTCTCGTTTAGATGAAAAGCGAGTGAAATTCGCAGATGAATCTTCCAAAGTAAGTATATAATCCGTACATTTTTTCTGAGACGAAAATAACTGACCTGACTTATTATTGTTGTAAATAACTGCGTAGCAATAAACCATGATTTAAATTATAATTAGAATAGATTAATCGAATAAATTAAATTAAGTAATCCTTAAAGGAATACATTCATTTTTATTTTCATTATCTTTTCATTTGATTTAATTAGTTGTGTAAATTAACCGCAATACGTATAGTCAGATTCTCTATCGGAAGTAATTCGCCATGTACAAACAAAAATAATTATAATTATAAATATAATACCAAAACCTATTAACAATGATTCACCCATTCTTATTTATAATGTATTATTACAATTATACATATTATAGTAGTAATACATTTTAAGTTGTTTATTCGTATATCGTATTAGTCTATTATGACATTCTATTAGGTTAATAGACTGTTACAAGTTAAATTATGTTTATTTTTTACATTAAATAAGTGATAAAATAGGTTTCTCATTCACGATTTCATATGTCCCAAGCTTGAGTGGATTTCCAGATTTATTCTTGACAACTTTACTGTAGCTTTCAGGGTCGTATAAATAATATAGACTTTTATTTATCTCTCGGCCAATATAATTCACACCATTAATAACGATTTTTTTACCAGTCCAACTTACTTGTTCCTGGCGAACACTTTCCTGCTCTTTATAATTTGGTACATACGAATATTTACTTTCAGGATTGCTGAAATTAACGCAATTATCACCATTGTGGAGAAAGCAATCAAATGACGATTCCTTGATTGTATTGGTAATCTGTGTTAATAAATTATTTTTCATTTCCGAAATCTCATACAAGTATTCATCACTCGATATAGGCTCTCCATTAATTTTACTAATATCCTTTCTTCGCAAGGCAGATGCTTCTTCGCTTGAAATTTGTTTCTTTGAAAAACTCATAATATAGATAAACACCTCAACCGTTTGAAGTTCCAAAGGTAGCTGAACGTGACTACAAATACGTCTTGCGCGCCCAATTACTTGTTCGGTTCTTACAGGATGCCAGTAAGGCTCCATAATATGAACAAAACGAGTATTTCGAAGATTAATTCCCTCAGACCCAGAAGCAGTAATCATCAATACTTTAATAATATCACCCATACTATTATCTTCCCATTCTTTCAACAATGGTTCGGAAAGCTGGGAAGGGACATATTTCCAGTCCCCGTTAAAGATATTACGAATAATTTCACGCTCTTCAGCACTTTCTGTTCCTGTATACAAAGCATATTTAGGTTTATGCATATCCTCGGGTGAAACATCGAGAGACCAAATATTACTGCTATTTTTATGAATTTTAAGACGAGCAAATCCATGATATTCCAGAACCAAACTGAAAATAGCAATTCCTTCCAATGTTCTAAACTGACTATACACTAAATGAAGTCCTACGTTATTGGGATTTTGGATATTATCCAGCATTTTCAAAAACTTGGGACTGTATTTTCTTAACTTTTCTCTCGATAAATAATAATCACCATTATCTTTTGTTCGAATAGATATCAATGCTTCTTCAAGAAGTTCTTTATATTTTTTTCCACCCATTCGAATAAGTAATTGGTCCATTTCATCACCTTCGTCCCTCAATTCATCAATATCCTGAGCATCAGCCACTTTAACTGCTTTATTCATTAGTTTTTCAGTCGCGTCCTCATCATCTCTATGCTTTATCTCTGGCATAGGACGATTGTCCATAATAAAATTACAGAATAAACGAGAGAAAATACGATACGTAGACGAAATATCATCATCGTTTCCACCTCTTGATGGCTTTTCAGTTTTTCTCTCGGCTTGACGATATAATTCATAAATTATAAATTGTGAATCACTCATTTCTATCTTTTCAACATGATAATCAACACCCAGTGTCTTTGTATACCGAGGAAGAAGGCTTTCCTGGGCACTCTTAAAAAAAGAAGTTAGTCCCATAATTCGTCGCTTAAGTGCGTCAGCATTTTTAATTAGTCCCGTGTCTGGGTCAATGTACGCCAGATTGAAACTTTCGGCTGTATCGGGAAGAAGTTTTTGGTTTGTGCTTGTAATTCCAGTTAGACGAACACCAGCAGCTTTTAGTTTATCTGAAATACGTTTTTCAAATTCCGCATCCGTCATAGTTGCACCCGTAAACTCGACCCCATTATGTTCGGAACTCCCAGTAGGTTTATTCGTAAATCCATATGGATTTTTCGTAATAGTTAATAAACGCGAGGATGATTCGTATTTGATATAGTTAAGGAACGTATTGTCATTCAATAGCGCAAGTACTTCTTCCTCAGTTTTAACTATGTTGGGGGCAAACTGAAACCGCCATGTTTTAATATATTTACGTAGAATATTAAACATAATACCCATTTCATTGGCATAATTAACAACTGGCGTACCCGTTAAAATAACCGTTCTACAGTTTTTGGCACTTAACAAATATTCATAAAGAACAATGGGAATACTTTCCTTTGATAAATCAATACCGTCGGTTACACTTTTCTTTTTTAGTCTTATTTTATTAACAATACGACTGACTAAATTATGCGCTTCATCTACTACCACTACTTTATTATCAAATGGATTTTGAGTAAAATTTTGAGTGAGTTCACCTAATTTCTTTTTGGTAAGACCATTATAATGGACAAACGAATATTTATTGGCAATCATAGCGTCAATTTGAACATTTAATAGTTTCTTTTTGTTTGTGGATAAGTCCGAATAATTCGCGGGTTTATTTGAGTGAGCAACCCATGCCCCCTTTTTGGTTCTAATAAATGATTCGGTAATTCCCAGAGAAATTGAAAGAGGTGTTATTCGCTCAGGATTTTTGGTAATAGGGACCCATTCCCAATGCTGATTTTTTTTGTAAAGAGGACTTCCACATTTTTTTAGCTCTTCCATGTAATTCATTCTCAATGACGCAGGAGTTAAAATCATAACATGTTTTTCGTCTTTCATTCCCTCTGCCACACCAATTGACGTACATGTTTTTCCTGAACCTAGACCATGGTACAACAATAAACCAGGGTAAGGAGTATAATTATTCAAATAATCTTTCACGATTTTCTGGTGAATAAGTGGACTAAAATCGGCAGTTGTCTGGGTTAAAGAATCACACGAAATATTATCTCCCATGGCTGCCATTTCTTCCTTGTATGGGGTAAATAATTGATTAATAAACTGAATAAATTTCTCTCGATTATTGTTATAATATGCGGGAGTTTTAAGCCCATAGCGGGTACGGTCTTGCTCAATGGGTTGTTCGTCTTTTGTTTCCTCTTGTATAAATACTGTATCTACTTTTTTTTTAACAGGACGAATTTTATCCTTCTCTTGAATATCATTATTAGTATCAATATTAGTATCAACAGACGCATCTACTATAGTGACTTCAGTTGGTTGTTTAGTAGTAACAATTTCAGATGGTGGACGTGAATCGTGAATAGGGTAAACGCCACTTGTCTTTAAAGACGCCATTAAATCGGCTATATTAAAAGATGGGTCAAGTTGCGTGGTTATTATAGGAGCATTTATTGTATCTGGAACGGTTCTTTCTATTTTTGGTATGTTTTTATTTTTAACTTGTTTAATAACACCAGTAGTAGTATCGGGTTTACTTGTATTTTCTATATTCGTGTTAGGTTCTTTTTCTTGGTTAGAAGGAACACTAACTGTAAACGATTTTTGAGTAGCAGCAGGTCGTTTTGTAATAAATTGGTCTAAACTATCCATTTCAGTGTAATTGCTATGCTATTATATATAATTATTATTATATAACATTTTTGTTCGTATATTATATAGTATATAATTGATTAATGCAAAAAAAAACATTATCCCCATTAGATTTAGAAACTCTTACAGCCAAATATGATTTGGTTTTAACAAAATACGAGCAGGCTCAAGCCGACTATATTAACTACATTCAGAACCGAGCAAAAAATCCAAACGATGACTCACTATTTGGAACTATTCCAAATGCCCAATTCATAAGTGACACCCGATTAAAAACCAGTTCTGTTGCTACCCCAGAATTATGTCAAGTTGCATGTGCTTCCGAATTGGATTGCAGTGGAGCCACGTTTACACCAAGTACAGGCAGGTGTGTTCTTCGTTCCGGCAAGGGAAATGTTTCTCGCCATGAATCAACCAAGGCAATTGTGCCTAAGGAGATGATTTACTTGTCTGTTCTTAAAAGATACAATAAAATCTTAAATAAAATTAATCAAAAGTTGCTGAATGCGGCGTCTGTTCAGGAAACATCTCTAAAAACGAGACTAAGTAAAACAACAACTGGTTCAGAAGAATTATCTCACATGTATAAAAAATTATTGAGAGAAAGAACTAAAATAGAGGACTCAATTGCTCATATTTCCATGTCGGAAATTAACAATGATAGCAGAACAGACAATGATAAGGTCGTAACGGCTCGACATATATGGTACATTTTCACGTTTAGTGTACTTTTATTATTAATAATTATCATCATGAAAACTTATGCGTCAAGTATAGCACAAGTATATAATTCAGCGTCGTATATGGCTGCTCGTGCGGTTGAATAATTCATAAATAATAATTAATATTTTTATATTTCAAAAGTTGGGGTTTGTTTCTATATAATATAGTTAATATTATATAGCACATTAGATAAAATATGCCTGTTCCAAGTGATTGTAAATTGTACAATAAAATAAAAAATCAAGTAAAAAAAGATATTCCAAAACATAGTGCTTATAGAAGTGGAATTATAGTAAAAAAATATAAGTCGGCGTTTAGCAAAAAATACCCACGTCGTAGTCCGTATAAAGGAAATCGTACCCAAAAGAAAGGATTATCCAGATGGTTCAAAGAAGAGTGGAAAAATCAAAGAGGGGACGTTGGATATAAATACAAGTCTGATGTGTATCGTCCCACAAAAAGAATTACAAAAAAAACACCAATCACATTTAAAGAACTCAGTTCAAAACGATTGAAAAATGCCCGAAGTGAAAAGTACCGAAAAGGTAGAATTTATAGATTTAAAACTGGGGGGTCTCAAAAACAAAATTATAAAACCACAAAAAAGAAAAGGACCAATGTTTCTAAAAAAAGTGGAAAGTTTTATTTTTCAGATTATCCAGACTTTAGCCCAAATTTATCACCCAGAGATATGTTTAAGTTGGGAAGCTTTGGTGGAACCTACTGGAGACCCATAAAATCAAAATTTTACAAAACAACACTTCGTAATCGTCATAAAAAATACCCATCTTCGTGGTGGAAAGGAATTCCAGAAGAAAATTTATCGTCAAAGGAGTATGATAATAGTAAAAATAAATACAATGTCAAGGTTGGGACCACTCTTGAATTTTGGGAATCAAAGAATTGGATAATTAAAAGTCATCCATATGGTTGGGTAGAATGGTACTGTGATTTTTTCATGGGTAAGCGAAGTGAAGATGATAAACGTCAAATTCAAAGATGGAAGAACTTGGCTGGTTGTAAAGGTAGATTTATGAGATTTTTAGTCACTCAAATACTGAAAAAGGATGGTAAATACGACGATGACACAATTAGTCCAAAAATTCGACAAGTTCTTCAGCATTGGGGTTACAAGCTTACAAAAGAAGATTTTGATTATGAATTAAAAAGAAGAAAAGTGCGTTAAAATATTTCTATTATATAAAAAATATTTTATATAAAGTAAAAGCACTTGGTACATGAGTTGTTTATTTAATAGTATGAGTTATTTTTTCCGTCAAGACAGTAATACTATACGCCAACGAATATGTAATTATTTAGAACGCGGTGGTACAATAATTGAAGGACTGGACACAAAACTTATATTGTCTTTTGAACAACCAAATTATATAACACGTATGAGAAACAATAGCACGTGGGGTGGTGCAATAGAAATACAAGCGGCTTGTAAAATATGGAATACTAAAATAATAGTCCATAATATCCGTGATAGAAATGGAAGTAAAATAATGTTTACTCCATATGACAATACTAATTGTGTTAATTGTATAAATATAACTTGGTCTGGTGGTCATTATGAACCAATAAGAACCAGATATTAGAGATGATTATGTTGTTGAATGGTTTTATTGTAATTATAGTTGTTTAAACGTTTTAATCCAAAATGGGTTATCGTTTGATTCAATATCTGTTAATTCATAGCCATATTGTTTTATATTAGAGTATTCTTTTAAATTACAATGTATATCAAGTTGGATCTTTTTCATGTTATGAGTTTTCGATATATTATCGACATATTCAAATACAATATTTTTAATTAGTTGTGATTCTTCTATTGATAATGGTTCGCCATACATATTATTATGTGACCTGGCAAATTGGGCATCATTAATCATATAATATTTCACACAAGATAGTTGTTCAGATGTATTAATTACTATATCTACTCCGGCAATTGGTTTTACATCACCCCATAGGTTAGTTCCGAAAAGCCCATTGTTTATGAATTTATCTATTCTCATGAATGATTTGTGTGACTTATTTACTGAGTTATTTGGTATGTAGTACATGTGATAAATACCAAACCACTTATTTGATAAGTACTTCACATGTTCATGCTTTACGTATAATTTTAAATTATTAATTGTATTAAAAAAAAACATTAAATTATATAATAATTTATTGTTGTTATTTTTATTTATAGTGTTTATAATAATAGTGTTTATACTCTAATATTTACAATGCTAAATCCATCCCCTGATATTTATAAAATTCACCGAATAGTTGACGGTGTTGTGACAGAAATATTTGTATTTTATGGGAATAATACCAATACCACTGGTTTATCCCCCACTATATCTGATTTTTTCTCTAATGACGAACTACCCAGTCCACTCCCAAAAATTACCATGTGTCCAGAATTTATTTACAAAGATGATACCATTGAGGCAATTAAACTGAAAATATTCAATCAGTTGTTATTGGAATCGAGAGAAATGTCGATTGATGAAATGTACGCATATGCCGAGTATTTAGAACCAGTACAAGCAGACGCTATTTTAAATATACTACAATGGACACCAAATTCAAAAACACCAACTCCTTTGATAAACATACCAAATGCCAGGTTCAAACTTGAGCAAATTCTACGCAATATTTTAGACATTGATTTAAGTACGTCTGGATTATTTGATGTTCCGGAAAATCAAGAAGAACAATTACATGAAGCAACTACAATTGACCAAATTACGTTTAATATAATCATGGATAAACTCGGAATCACAAATGATATACATTCAACAAAATTACATCGGTGTATAAAACCAATTGGTGTTTCAAATATTACAGAAAGTAACTCATTTTCAGGATTGGTTAATCCATATGCAATTCACGTACTTCAGACTACTGAAATGAGTGATTCGGAGTCAAGTGTGTTACGAAATGACCAACTTTTAAATTCCAATATATTTATGAACGGTGGACTTCCCCAAAACCGTACTATTTTTCTCCACGTTGCCAATGACTTGTTGCCAGAATTGTCCAAAAAAGGACAGACTTTAAGTATTAATACGATTTTCACATACTATCCTTATTTATACGCCAATAACATTCAATCTATTGATGATTTAATTTCGTCAAGAAGAATTATAAATGAAGAAACTCAAACACGAGCTAAAAATATCGAGTTGCAATCTAAGGCAATCTCAGCATTTTACAGTATTTCGAAAAATGTGGAACAAGTTAATTCAATTAACGATGGAATTACGCATATTCATGTCGAGATTATTCCTTACGGACATTCCATAGTACCTCTTGATATTATTATTAAACAACTTCATGCTACAAATATGTTTCCATTGATTGGTCGCAATATAACAAAGCGTCATGACCCAATTATTCGTTTGTATACAGCTCATAAAGTATCAGTAGATGGACGTAAAATTCCTATTATGCCAAAGCGAGATATATTATCGATTATAAAGCAGCAAAATAATCAACACGTGTTGTATGTATTTACTACATATACATTAAACCGTACTACATATGAATGTATATGCGAGTTAACGCATACGGGAAGTATATCTGTTAAAATGGATTTTGATAGTCCTCATTCTAAACAAGACACTGAACATATACTTAATGAAATAACTACTCCACTTATTCAAACTATTCATAATATTGGATACAACCTATCGTTTATTCCCTTTTTCAAGTCATTTAATGATCCTCGTTTACACATACATTCAATCAATTATGCGTTTGAGTTTGACTATGTTCCTCAATCTAAATTAAAACCATTCTTAACGTGTATGTCAAATGTGTTTATGACTGATACATCATTACAGTCTGTAAACTTGGAAAATGAATTAACAGATGCCAAAAATAAAAAAGCAAATGTAAATGTAAGTGAACAAGTATTTCGTTTCAAGCGTATTCATAATTTCATTGATACTCTTGCGCATGAATCGGAAATTATTGAAAAAATAAATGCAGGTCAGCCATATTCAAGTATTATAGCTAATATTATTCAAAAATACCCAACCATTAACACCGACAAAGTAAAACAAATCATACGAAAATTCTCATCCGAACTTAAAACACTAAGTCGGTCAAATAAAAAACTGAAAACGGTTAAATATAGCCCGGGGTTTAAAACAACAATTGGGTACAAATCTGATAAGATTATGATAACAATTGACAAAATAAATCATATTCAATATCTGGATACAATTCCCTTTTACATTCACGTAGTTATGCAGGCAATGAAACGTCCAACAAATGTAAAGCCATTCATTAAATTATGTAAGGGGTCATCTGAGATAATCAATACAATTGATGACATTTCACTTACGGCGAATGCTCAACCTGATAAAATTGGTAAAATTAATAATATTAATGAACTTGTTGAACTCGAAGACGAAGTGATTGACTTTTTTTCAGACGACGATGAAGATGTAGACAAACAAGAAGATGAACAAGAAAAGATTGATTTAAATAAGTCAGTAGATGAACATGATGACTTGGAAGAGTTTAACATTGACATTGATTTATTAAGCGATGAAGAAAATTTCAGCGACGAAGAAGGATTCAGCGATGATGAATCTGACCAAGAAGGTGGTAACAAGAATGATGAAGATGATATTGATATTGATATTGATATACTTGATGACATTGAGAATGATTCTGGTTCCGACTCGGAATTAGATACGAACACGAATGATAATGATACACTAATTGATGCTTTATCAGATGCGGAACTAAATGAAAAACTTCTTAAGAAAATCCCCAAGTCTTTAAAATTGTATTTTCAAAACGAAATTGAAAAAAACGACCCCGAATTAATACTCAAGGCTCCATCTGGAAAATTCAATTCGTACGCACGTTTATGTCAATTAAACAGTAATCGTCAACCAGTTATTGTGGGTGATGCCGAATTGAATGAAATTAAAGAAAAAAACCCTGGGTTTTTACGCCCTGAAGATGTTATTACATATGGTTCAACTCCCGAGACAACCCGTAATTATATGTGCCCTCGTTATTGGTGCCTCAAAACAAACAAGCCGATTTACCCACATGAACTCACCAAAGACCCTAAAACAGGGGAACTTGAACATATAGTTAGGGACAAAAATGGACAAAAAATAGAACATCAAAGTTGTGGAAAAATATTAAAGCCAACAGATATTACTGTTTCGCATGATAGATACATTTATGATTTTACCGATACACGTGATACTGCGTTTCCTGGTTTAATAAGTGGAAAACATCCAAAAGGGCATTGCTTGCCGTGCTGCTTTAAAAAATGGAATACCGTTAAACGTATAGCAGAAAATAAGCAATGTTTGGAAAAAGCAAACAATAATACATCCAATGTACAAGTTCCTGCTATTATTAATAAACGTATTACTAAAACCCAGACCCAGAAGCAACCTGTAGAACCTGCCCAGAAAATACCAGAAATACAGGAAAGGGAAGTATATGAATACACTATTCCAAAAAATAACGCGTACATATTGTCTCCAGATGTTCTTCCTGTACAGCAAGGAAGATGGGGGTATCTGCCTATTCCTATGCAACAAATACTAAAAACACTCAATTCTGACTGCTATACAAGTGTAGAAAATAAATTACTGAAACCAGACCATCCATGCTTTTTGAGATACGGCGTCGAGCAAAGTCAAACCCAGTCATTCATTGCCAGTATTTCAGTTTCGTCGTGGTTTTATTCTTCCCGAAAGAAAACAAAAACTCCATTGTCTATTAAAGAATTTAAAAAGACGATTATCAATCAGCTTCAGTCGACTTCTCCATTACCGTCGGGAGAATATGGGCTTGATTTATTTATGAGACTTCAAAATGGAAATCTGGTCACAACGTTTGCCAAATTAAGTGAAGTACCAATGGACGTGGATTCGAATTCAGTTTCATTGGGAGAACTTAATAGTCAATATCCATCTATTCTTTATACAAAACTTACAGATGAAATTGAACAATCTATTTATTATCGTCGAGTTGTTTATGCTTTTTCACAATTTATTCATTTTCTTTCAGACGACCAAGTTGTTATTGACCATACATGGCTTTGGGATTTAATTAGTACAGCCAATCCCGTAATATTTTCAAAGGGAGTTAATATTGCTCTATTCAATATTCCTGACAGCGATATTACTAATAATATTGAACTTGTATGCCCGACGAATCATTATTCTTTGAAACCATACAGTCATGTAAAACCGTGGTTGATTTTACTGAAACGTCAAAACTATTATGAACCGATATTTTCTTACAGTGTTGGAGCATCCTCAACAATTATTCCGTTATTCCACGAAAAAAGTTCAACACTACCTCCATTAGTAAAGCAGTTGATTGACCATGTTATTAAACCATTCATGGATAATTGTCGTCCCATTAAAACTGTTATGGATAATTATGAGACACCCATATTACTTGAAACTCTTGTAAAAACATTGGTTTCTCTCAAATATTCAATTATAACTCAAATAATGAATTTTCATGGTAAGATTATTGGTGTAATGGCACATGAACCTGGTTCTGATATTTCAGATAATGGGGTTTTTGTTCCATGTTATCCATCATCTTTACTTCCTCAATTATCATATAAGTTGATGAATGATGAAACTACATCACCCATATGGAATTCGTACGTCCCAACAATTAAATTTCTTATTAAACTTGGGGAATACAACCGTTCATCTCGATCCAAAATAATTAAATATATACCATGCAGACCATATCGAAAAATAGTAGAAGACAGTCATGTAGTTGGTATTTTAACTGAAACAAATCAATTTGTTCAATTGTCCGAACCTATTCCCGAAATAGAAGCAAATAGACATAATATGAAATTTGGGTACAACCTTCCAACACTTGTTGCTCCTCAATATTTAACAAAAGGAGAAAAAGACAAAAATAATCAGACAGATATTATTGTCGCCACGTCGACTGAAACGGATAAACAACGAGTTGATTATATTGATAAGTTGCGGGCTGAAAATATGTTTTATACAATGTTTCGTCAAACTTTGAAAACGTCGTTGCATAAAGTATCAAATTATTCTTTATTAAATGAACTTGTTCAAATTTATCAGTCTTCTCTCGAATATCGAGAGAAATTGGATAAAATTATAAATATTTTAAAGAGTGTAAATACAAACTCAGAAAATAATCGAGTAGAATTTACAGGAGGACCTGAATATTATCATATTATAAAAAAGGGAGTCTCACAGAAAAGTAATAGTAAAGAAAACACACACGATGACCCTTACTTTCTTTCAATACGCGATGATTTAAATAATACAACAATAACAATTGTTCCAAAAGAAAACTTAAATACTGGAGACAATAATGAGATGATTTATTACACAAAATTAGCTGATGAATTAACAAGAAACACTCGTATAAACGCATCTGTATTTAACCCATTTGATTCTTCCACATTTATAGATATCGAGTACTCGATTAATTTAGACGAAATCGTATTGTTTAAAAGTATTATTGAGAGTGACTATTTCGATGATTTAGTAGAATACAATAAGAATCCATATACATTATCAACCATTCGAGAGAATTCTAATACGAGTATTAAGTCAACTCTGGATATACCAGTTGAATTACCCAATAATAATTATAATAAAGCTACTAATGGTGTTATTGTTAATAGATTATCTTGTACTGTTGAGAGTGGGCCTGCTATAGTACCACTATGGCGAACTTGTTTCCCGTCATCTTATTCTACCAATGTGTATACGGGTACAAATGACTGTACATTTCAATTAGTTATTGATTTAGTACTGTTAATGACTGGAAAGAGTATTAATAAAACAGATATTGAAGTTACGTTGTACAATTTTTATAATCGTCATATAAAAACACACAAAGAAAATGTTCTTGCTATTTTAGCCGAAGAGGGAAAACATTTATTGGCAACCCAATTTTCCAAAAATATTATAAAGTTTGACCAGATTGTATTTGACCCAACCTATTTTCTCTCGCCGATGGATTTATGGATATTATTTCAGCATTATAAAGTGAATAGTACCCTTCTATCCAATAAATCAATTGCTCAGTCTCAATCAAAAGATACTATTTTTTCATGTTATTACGATTCAAGTAAATCGGATTCGGTAGTATTTATTATTTTACCGGCTATACGTAAATATTCTATTCCGGCATACAAAGTTATTCAATCCGATTCTGGAACTGATTCTGGTCATAAAAAATATTCAATCAATATGATGGATTTACGTAACCATTCAGTTGAATGCTCGAAACGGTTTGATGAAGCACAAAACATAAGTGAAAATCTGACACCAGAAGACTATATTAAGAATTATGTCAAGGCCCCTCCAAGAAAACAGGTTAGAAAGAATAAACAAATAAAGGTAACTGAACAAGATTTAGTATAATAATATATCAATAGTATATTAAAGATAAAACCACAAACAAGATAATGAGTTCTTTTTATGGCGCAAACCCCGGTCCCAATCAAAGTTTGATTACGGCTAATTTTAATGCTTCTAATATTAGCGAACATGGTCCCAGACCAGATTACAAGGAACTAAAGAAAAAACATATATCTATTCACTCTGAGGATAGAAACATGGAACGGTTCCCCAACTCAAACCAGTTTTCAATTGAATTACCTGCCGACATAACCAATATAACTGAGGCAACTATTTCAACATGGTCATTCCCTTCTAATTATAGTACATTTTCACTTCTTAACGACAACGTACATTTAACATTTACAATTCCTGTTCCGCATAATCCATCCGCCCAACCCGATTCCTTACAGGCGCGGATTTATGAGGCACTTTCAGCTAAGTCCAGTTCGGATAATCCCCAATACGCTATTCAAATCGATTCGGGGTTTTATGCGCCCGAGATTATGTGCGTGGAACTAACAAACAGATTTAATTCAGCCGTTACAAATTACATTGTTGATTATTTTAATTCTCAAGGATGGAACGATAGTATAGAAGAATTCGCAAACACGGATGGATATACCGAGTTTATTATTGTATACCATGAAGTATCTCAAAATATTTGGTTTGGAAATCAAAGTTCAGGATTTGTTATTACAAATGAATCCCAGACCCAGACACAAGTGAATGACCCAAATATTAGTTGTCTTCGCCGAAATACATTGCCTGACTTTAGCAATCGTGGACTTCCACCCTTTTTAGGACTTCCTCCCCACAATGTTGAATCTCAAACATATGAGAAACCAACAAATGACATATTACTACTTAGACTTCTTCCACGATTTTATTACGGAGATGTATTCCCAGATGATAATGGGTATTGGCTGCGTCCCAATACAACAACTTATCCAGATAGTACCGCGCATTGGTTAGCAGCCCCATTTAAAATAAATTTAATGGGACCATCTGACCTATATTTGGAAATTTCGGACCTAAATCATATAGATGAGACATCTCCATTTAATTCGGATGAATTTACTCGTACAACTAACCAAACAAACAGTCGCGTAAATGCTTCATTTGCCAAACTTCCTATTCCCAGTACGCCCATTTCACAGTGGTTTGATAAACATATTCCTTTTAAGAAAACGTTTGTTCCTCCTTTGCCGAGATTACGCCGATTAAATATTAGTATTCGGTATCATAATGGACAACTCGTTAATTTCGGGTTGTTTAATTACACATTTGTTCTTGAGTTCACTATGCTCGAGCCTCATATAGTTCAACCTTATACGATTGTTAATTCCTTACAAAATCAAGGGATATAGTCAAATAAATTATTTGTACAAAAAAATAGAAGAGATTGAGATGTGGGTTATGAATCACCGTTTCAATTGTTCTACGGGTCCAACTAAAGGCTCTGGGTACCAAATTAAATTAAATATCATAAAAAAATATGATATTTATTATTTATTAATTGATTGTTATTTCATGTTAGGTTGATTATTATTTATTTTTTATTTCTTTTCGCATTCTGACGAGCTACGAATTTTGTATCTTCCTTCAATACTGTAGTTACACCAATAAATTTACTTGAAAGTGTTTCGTATACTTGACCAGATGATATTGTGTTATCAACTATGGGTGATATAGGGGTATTATCGACAATTTCATTATTATCAACATTATTATTTACTTCTATGTTTTCATAATCGCGATTATCATCATCATCTTGTGGAATAGTCGGGTTTTCAACATGGCGTACCTTTTTGTACATAACAATACGGTTCAGAAACGAAATATGTTTTTCATCGGCTGACATATCAGCTGAATCTTTATACTTTTGATTACGTCTAAACTGAGATGGATTGGATTTGGACATACGCTCAAACAATTCTTTAAAGGTTGCGTCGCCAGACGGGATGGCTCCATTTGACATATTTTCAGCATCGGATGACGATACCATTGCAAACCCGTATATGTTCATAAGAGTATTAAAGTATTCAAAGTTCACCAAATACTCAGGTATCAACTGATTAATGGATTCCTGATACACCAATATTTGTCTTCCCAAAGAATGTGACGTGGCAGGAAATTTGGTTATTTTTTCAGAGTAATCCCGAATAACTTCCCATATTTTTGTTCCATCAGACGATACAAGACGGTCCCCATGCCCTTGCTTCACTTTGCTAAGCGTATCAAAAATTTTGCTTCCATCGTACGCGGTTCCAATAAAATACCCACCCAATGATGTACACTCTGAAAGATTTTGAATGAACCCAGTTAGCGTATCAATAGTTTGAAACATATAATGCATAGCAAACTGACAAGACGATATATTGAACCCATTTGCGGCAATCCCATAAATACTTGTAGCAGCAACTCCTACAGATTCATCGAGTTCACCCATTCCGAATAATTGATGAGCAATAGCTGTATGAGATTTATCCTCAAAAGCATCACCCGACTTTATATTTTTAGCCGAATTACCGTGTAGAAACAATGAATGTGGTGTTTTTTTCTGGGTATTACGTACAGACAAGTACCGAGCACATGCTCCATCAAACCGATTGGTTAAATTATCTTTGGCAATATCAATACCAAGTACAACTGAAATATTCGAGTTTGTCCATTTAGCCAAATCTCCCGCTTTTCCGCAGGCATAATCGATTAAAGTAATTTCGGGAACCGTTCCCGATTCAATTGGGTCAATGGCGTTGGCTGCCGCGGCAATCAAATGGTGTTTTACATATAAATTGTGGAAATTCTTCATTCTCTCGGTATTAAAACTCCCCCCGACTTTATTGTAATAAACGTCCGAGCTAACACTTGCTTTGGGGATATTATTCCCAGTACTAATCATTGCTTCGGTTAATGGGTTATGAATTGACCGCCAATTATTATTTGCAGTAGTGTACGCATTACTTCTTACTTTATCATGACGAACCCTGAGCGGCACCCACCTATAAGTATCATCTTCCCCCTTTTCATACGCAAATTCTACAATTGACCCGTCCTCAAACATGTCTCCGTCTTTCGCAAACATTTGTAAATTACCAGCACTATCCATTTTTAAAGGTATATGCGTAATTCCAGCTTTTGCGTCGTATGGTTGTGTAGGGAAAAACCGCTGATCAATAGCACCAGTTGACGGTTTAAGAGGTATTTTTTTGATATTATTTTTATTGGTATATGAAATATCCATCACATCACCGCAAGCATTATCATATCCGTCTCGTCTGGGGTCAAATGAACATTTTAGAATAATTGTTTTCATCTCAATAATATCACCACCTGACGATAATGCCCGAGCTGAAATAATTTCCCCACCTGACGATGATTTGGCTGTAGAAACTTTAAAGTCGACTGTATTCTGGTCAGCTGGTTTCCACTTAAATGAGTAAAGCCATGGTGCGTTGGATGGAGTAGAAGAAGAATGGAGTGACGTTCCTCCAACGCCAAAATCCATATGGGTAAAGATAAGTCCATCTGTTGTATATTCGTACATATCCTTATTAACATTTAAAATAGTATTACATGCACCAAATATCGTTTTACTATCACCCATTTCAAGACCAGATGGCAAGAATCGTTTAACATCAAACCGAACTGGACTTTTTTTGTGTACACTCACAACTGAACGAGGTTTTATTTCTTGTATGAGTTCGTTAAGTATTTCATAACGACTAGTCATATTCGAAAGTGTCTCTTTAGTTGTCTTAGCCTTTAAGTTTGCCCGTGTTTGCTTGAGTGAATGAACAAATGGATTATTTCGTACTGAATCACCGTGGACAAAGTACACATCAAATGCTAAATATACATTAATAAAATCGCCATGCTTGTTATGGGCAACGTACTCTCCATCAAGAATAGACGAGTAAAATCGCTTATTTTCTGTAACCGACCCCGAAAAGATGATATTCATTTTCGTATCAATAAAGAACATACGTCCAATGTTATCAATCAGACATAATCGTCGTTCACCATCCGCCTTTTCTGTGACTACAAAGTTGGACCGAATATTGATTGTGTTTAGGTTATCATCTTGTTCGGCTGCGTTCTCTGTTTGGAGCGTATATTGACTTGGCCCGATAAATGGTGGAAGTCGTCCTCCTGATGGTTTGTCAATGGCAGAATGTCCATTATTGCATGTTTTGACAATATTGAAATATTGTTGGAGTATATTGGATTGTTCAATATAAGAAACAGGGTAAGATGTTGTTTGTATACCCGATAGGACTAAACGAATCGCTTTACGGAATTGTTTAAGTACCATAACATCACTGAAAAGTCCATCTATCACTCGCTGGTTATCAAGTTCAATTTCAATCTCATACCGTTCTGGTTGTGTAAACAAATTCGACCCCGAAATAGATTTATTAGAAACAACTGTACTTCGGACGATACTTAAATCAACTCGTAACGCATACTCTGGATGAACAAACGACACGCGGTTAAGAAGTCTAAATGACTTTCTATTACGTTTCCACGTTGACAACACCTTAACAAGGTCATTTGGTTTGGGATTTTCCATTTTGTACGTTACTCTAAAATTAAAATCAGCAAAGTCCAATTGATGGGTGTTTTGTTTCGCGGAAACTTCATAGTCGTATGCTTTTGGAAAATATTTCTGGATATTTGATACAGACTGGGGAAATTTACGAATAACATCATCAATGCTATCTGTATTACAGTAATGTTCAATAGCTGATACTCCATATATTTCTGTTCGTGTTCCAGACATGTATGTCTTTCCTCCACCCGACCTTAATTCAGATGAAATATTTAATCGGTGCATTTCGGACTCAGGTTTTGATGTAAATCCAACCGACCTAAGTTTTTTTATAACATTGTCATAATTTGCTCTTGTAATAAAGCTATTAGGTTTAAAAATGGGTGAATTATTATCATTCGTGGATGACTTAGAGTGACGAATTGTTCCAAATTTAGCTTCTACTTCGCTGATGGGTTGGTCTCGACTTTTAATGGGGTCTCTTTTATCAGCCCTATACTCTAAAATAACGTTTTGTATGTATTTTTTTATCAAGTAACGAAAGTCGTCTTGGGTTGCGTTATAAACATTATTATCACCAGAGTTAGTATCATCTATATTTTCAACAACGTTGTTATTTACATCTACATCTACATTATTTAATATAGGCGACCCAGGTGGAGTACCCGGTTGTAACGGGGGTGTTCCAAGTGGAGTTCTGGGTGGAGAACCTGGAGGAGTCCCTGGAAGTGTTAAAGATATAGTTTCTAAAGGCTCATTCATTGTTATTGCCTATGTATTATTATATAAACATGTTATATTTATATTATATTCATTTTTAATTACTAATTAAACCATATATTTAATAGACTGAACTATTTTTTAATCATTATGGTTTGGAATACTATTCCATCGATGGAAAAAGTGAATCAGTAAATTGTGCGTTATTGACTTGAGGGTTAACCAAGTTTCTTGGTGCAAACGCATGTTCCAAATTAAGAGCACTTGCCCTACTATTTGTTGTTATGGATGCTTGAGGTAGTCCATCTTGTGGTTCAAATACACTTGGGGCAACTCTAAATACTTCGTTTCCATCCGCATCATATGTATTTCGTACATATAACACAGGACAACGTATGTTTTGACTTTGTTGCCATTCTAAAAATTCGGTATATTCTTCTAAATTTGCGAATTGAACAGGATTTACACCCGGAACTCGAGCTAAAGAAGAATTGTACAAGTAAAAAGCTGCTCCATATTGAATAAGAAGATTGGGACATCTTGGTTCAGAGTCAGAAGACGATTCAAATCCTTCGAGACTTATTAATGATTGTATAAATGGTATACCAAAATAAATAACAAGCCCAACTAAAATAAACACACATAGCTTAGTAAAGGTAAAATGATAATTTAATACTTTCATAGTGGTATAGAATTACTATTACTATATATAATTATAATAAAAGAAGAGGCGTTTATCATCTAATGTCTTAAATCAGATTCATACCATTACATAAACATTTCCCATCTCCTGCTCGAGTTGTTTTATATCGTCGAACTTGTCTACGATCAGCACCTACTCCACTTCCTCGAATATATACGTTTTCAATTGTTTGATTGGTATTACCACTGGTTTGAGCACCTGGGTAAATCTTAGTTGATGCTGGGGCACCAGCTGGTGCACGCTTATAATTAAATCCAGGAAAATTGGTTCTATGACCATACCATCGGTGTCCTAATATGTGAGGACGTCTTGAAACAGTTGAACTATCATTTTTTGTATAAAAGAGAGAACTATAGTTTGACATTATGATTATTGGTTTATATTGTTTGTTATTATATTTTTATTTTTATTACACTCCAAAATAGTAACTTGTTGCTGAACATGGCGAGTTTTGATAGTTTGTGTCTGGCCGTGTTTTGTTTTGAAAGCCTGTACTATGTAAATTTTTGGATACACACAATTGATTAAATATATCCGCTAAATAATTTATTATTTGTTTAAACATGATTATAATAATGTGAAATAATTATTATATTAAAAAAATGAAATGGGTGTGTATTAATCTTATATATTATTATAATAGTAATGGAATTAAATGATAATGAACAAAATGAACAAAATATAGTTATTGAATGTTATGAATGTGGTTGGGAACTAACAAAAGACAACCGCAATTACAATGAACGTAAAACTAAATATAAACACGAACATTTATGTGATATTTGTTACAAACAATTTTTATATAACGACAATAAAAACTAAAATTAATGAATACTAAAGAATTCCTTAGAACTATAGTTTGGCATTATGATTAGGTTATATATTTATATTTTGTTTGTTATTATATTTTTATTTATTTATTTTATTACACTCCAAAATAGTAACTTGTTGCTGAACATTATTCGCTAAGTATTTTTTTTCTTATAAACATATAAATGACTTCAATATCAAACGAAACTGAATTAATTGCGTGGGGGTCAACTGGAACAGTTGGAACGTTAACACAAAATATTACTTTAACAACAAATACAGGATTTCCTATTTCTTTAGCAAATAATAGTGTTTTAAAC